AGCTGTTGGCAGAATCATCGACTATAAGTACGAAGCAGGGCCTAGAGCAGTTAGTTTACTTGAAACAGATGAGATAGATGTTCAGCTATTAGAACCAATTGAGTTTGAAAATGGCGAAGAACTGGAATATGGTAATATTGTAAGAAATAATCATATTGCTATATTTGTTGAATCTGGCGTATATGAAGAAGATTTCCCTATACGATTACCTCCGAATGTATCAATCTGCGGGGACGAATTACGTAGATGTGTTATTAAACCTAAAAATAGAATATCTCAATCTATTTGGGCTGATATGTATTTTTATCGTGATGCAGAATTTGACGGTATGGTATTAGGTAAAAGTAATATAGAAACTATTACATACGATGCTCAAACTGATGTATATCGCATACCCGGTACATATACTGTAAGTTCTTACATTTCAGAGTTTTTTGGAAAAGATGCAGTATTTAGAATAACAGTAGGAAGCGGAGGTGAGATTTCAAATGTAGAAATATTAGAGTTTGGAACATCATTTCAAAAAGATGAAAGAATATTTATAAAAGATGCACAATTAGGTAACAACGGTGCTGCAGATATTGTGTTAACTGTTACTAAAGTTCCAAATGGTGTTGAATATATAAATCCGTTAACTCAACGAGTTGACGGATACTTTGGCAGACATTATCTCACTGATCCAGCATTGACTAAAAATGTTGGCAGTGTCTATGAGAATGTTGGAAGATGGGTAGCTGCTACTGAAATTATTCGTGTTAACAAACTTTTTTTACAGGAACAAGCTACAAATTATGTAGAATATTTTTTCCCTGCATATGTACTATCTGGAGATTATTCAAGATCGATCTTTTTCAAAAATATAGGTCTTATTATTGATGGATTAATTAATGATTTAAATAACGGTGGCAATGAATATGCTTTAGAACTTCAAGGAAAATTCTACGATATTGCGAATCGTTATAATGCAACTTCTGAAATTAATAATTCAATTCGTTTTATAAACACGCTATTAACACAATTGTACAACGCAGAAGAACCGGTATTAACATATGGAACTGAATCAACTAAAACATACGATCACGATATTTCATTAGGAATTGCTGATCCGTTTGAATGGGCTCCAAGTACGCTTTATAAAGAAAAAGAAGTTGTTAAAGTTTTAGCATCGGGTGTATATTACTATTATGTTGCAACAAAAACACATACGTCATCATTAGAATTTGATTATTTAGAAAGTATTAATTATTGGAGAGAAATTGACGGTGTTTATGCTGCAACTGAAAATTTAATAGATACTATTGTTTATTGGTTTGATGGTGAATATAATCCTCCACTAAACAATAAAGACTTAGATGTATTTTTATTAAATGATGCAACTATGATTAGGAACATATCAGTTCACGGTCATGGAGGATTTATGGGAGTACTTGATCCTGAAGGCCAAGTATTAACAAAATCACCATATATTCAAGGATCTTCGTCGTTTTCAAAATCATCAAACAAACAATCATTCAGTGGTGGTATCTTTGTAGATGCATTTGTGGGAAATACTGCTGTTCAAGTATATGAAAAAATAGATGGAGATCCATTTAGAATTATGGTTCAGAGTTATGGATCTCAAGCAGAACCACAAGGATTATTCGTCCGTAGACCTGAAACACCTAGCGTGTTTTATATAGATGGAAAACGATTTCAAGTTAATGCAATTGCACAATATGATCCAGATTTAGGTATAGCAGAATTAAAATTAGATTATAGTTCAAATAACAATCTTGGTTTTTCTGGAGTAACTAGTAGTTTATCTACAGGTGTTAACTTAAATGATTTATCTAGTCCAATTCCTATTACATTGCAAACTGCAGGTAATAGATCAATATTAGGTAATGACTTTACTAATATTAACGATTTAGGTTATGGATTAGTAGTTGCTAATGGGGCATTGTCAGAACTAGTATCAATGTTTACATATTATTGCTGGGCATCATACTATTCAAAAAATGGATCACAAATTAGGTCTTTGTCTAGTTCAAGTTGTTACGGTGAATATGGATTAGTAGCAGATGGGTTTGACCCAAATGAAATTCCAGATGATATTTTTCTAGCTCAAGATATGGTTCAATCAGCTAGAACTTTTAATGCTAATGTTATTTTAACATTATCTGGGGGTGTAGTAGTTGAACAAGGGCAAGTATTAACGCAAGTGAGTAGCGGTGCTTTCGGCACAGTTGTAGTTGATTCAAGCGATACTTCAGGGTCAACTGTAATTTATCTTATCAATGTTCAAGGAGCATTTGATTTAACTAATGAATTGGAAATTACTGAAACAGCACTTGGAGCTCCTACTTCTGTAGCATTAGGTGCAAACAGTGTGCCAGTTTCAATTGATCCAGATGGGTACACAAACCAATTGGAAAAATTGTTCTTGTATGCATTCGATTTTAAAGATGTTCCATCATCAAGATCTGAATTTGACATATATCATGAAACTAAACAAATCTTTGCTAGATACGAAGTAGCAAACGTAGAAAAAACTAATGCGTGTGTAGGAAGATACGAAAATGTAGGAACATCGATTCCAGTTACTAAAGATGTAACTAATCCTCTTGCTAACAATGCAGTATTTACAATTTATAAAACTATTCACAATGGGTATTCTGCAGATATAATTTCAAACGGTACAAACTTTACAGTAGGAGATACTATTACAGTTGACGGTAACTTATTAGGAGGTACTAGTGTAGAACATGATGCTATTATTACAGTAACTGAAATTGATAATGGTGATCCTGTAGCATTAACTGGAATTATTACAGCATTTTCAATTGCAGGTACTATTAAAGTTGAAGCGTCGACTCCGATGTTTGACGGTCGTGTATATAAATTGAATTTTTCTACTAGCGAAACTCAATTTAGTCGTAACGGTTTATTAGAAAATGTTCCATATGGTAAAATAATAAATTATAGAAGAAATCAAACACATATAATTTCAGATATTAAATCACAAGAATTAATAGCAATTAGACCGTCAACTGCTATAGTCTTTGATGAAAATACTGATACTGTATATCGTTCGATATCATTTTTAACTAGCGATAGTATAGGCAATGAATTGCCAGATGGAACTGCACAAGTTAGTTTTGATGAAGGTTACGACTATATTCGATTAATCATTGACAGTGCAAGAGCTCAAACTAGTGAATTAGCCGGCTCAGGTACAACTAAAGGTGCAACAATAGGAGATGTGCGGTTAGCACTGCAACCAGTTTCTGACACTAATGAAATATATCGATTAAACAATAATAGCAAGACACCTGAAGGATTTAGGCCATTAGGGTGGAGACCAGAAACATTAGTAGAAGCACCTATTATATCATGGGGTGGAAAAACACATTATGTGTTTAATTATCGAGGTGTTGATTCAGAAGGAAACGAAGTCCCTGTTTCAGAAAATATAGCGTATGCACTTGTTGATCTAGAAGATATTGAAACTATTAACCAAACAGACTCTACAGGTATAGCACTTCCAGTTATCTACGGATCAGAAAATATTACTATTAGAGCAGGGTTGAAAGCAAATCAAACTGGAAACATTACTGTAGGTATTTCAACATGTCGAGTAACTGGGCATGATTTCTTAGACATAGGTACAGGTAGTTATAACAATACTAATTTCCCAAATGTAATTTTCGGAAGCCCAAGTGAAAAAGACAGCTCTAAAGAAGTTACAGAAATTAATAAAGGCCGTGTATTTTATACATCAACAGATCAGGATGGTGTTTTTAGAGCTGGAAGATTCTTTAGTGTAGACCAAGGTACAGGCACAGTTTCGTTTGCTGCTAACATTGCACTTTCCGATGTTGATGGATTAGGATTCAAGCGTGGAGTTGTTATTACTGAATTTTCCACAGACACTGCAATGGCTGACAATGCATCTGATACAGTACCTACTGAAAGTGCCGTTCGAGGATACATTAATCGAAGACTAGGATTTGATACAAATGGAAATGTTATAGTTAATAAAATCGGCCCAGGTGCAATTGCAGCAGATGGCTCAACTATTTTAACTGGAGATTTAAATGCTGGTAGTAACACTATTACTAATTTAAAAGCTCCTACTAACGATTCAGATGTTGCTACTAAAATTTATGTTGACGACTTGATATTAGCTAACAGTAGTAGTGAACTGTTAGCAGATATGAACGACGTTGATATTACAAATATATCAAATGGTCAGCTATTAATTAGTACAGGTTACAAAAAAATATTTGTAATTTCAGGTTCGATTGTAAACGGTCCGTTTGAAGTTAATGATCAGATGGTAGGATCAGTTACTGGAGCAGTTGGTACTATTTTAGGAACTAGAGATTTTCAAAGTTTAGGAACAAACTTAACTGAGATAATTTATACTCCAGTATCTGGAGTATTTAGTGATGGTAAACCTGAAGGAGATTCTCCTGCGGTGGATACTGTTCAAGTCGTCGGAGGAGCAGAAGCTGTAATATTATCAGGACCAGTTGATGAATGGGCGAATGCTGTACATGATAATTTAAGTGATATATCATTTACAAATATTAATACATTAACTGTAGTTAATAACGAAGTTACTGAAAAATATTCGACAATTAATTTCCAAATTAAACCAAATACTATTGTTAATAGCGATGTTTCTGCAACAGCAGGGATTGTACAAAGTAAATTATTACTTAATGCAGCAACTACACGAAGTAATGCAACCGGACTCACGCAATCAGAATTAGGAGTTGCATCGTTTAACAGCACGGTATTTACTGCATCAAATGGATGGATTTCTCTTGCTGACAATGGAATTGATTTTAATAAAATTGCCAGAATTGAAAATAATAAAGTATTAGGAAATTGGGCAAACGATACTGGGTCTGCACATATAGAGCAAATATCTTTTTCTACAGTAGTTACAGAAGGAGGCGCACTGCTCCCAAGTAACTTTACAACAGAAATACCAGCAGCACAAGATCCAGGCTCTGCATTAGTTAAATTGTCAACTGGTACTTTTGGAATAAGTAATATATCAATTACCGGCGAAGCTAACAGTTTAGTAAAAACAAATACAAACGGTAGTGTTCATGCTCGATCCTTAATAATAGGTAACGACTCTAGCTACGAAGTAATGTCGCTAACAGGTACTATGTTAAATTTAAAAACTCCTTCTCAAGGTTTAATTTTAACTGCTGTCGGCGGGTCTGGAGGAACATCACCTACATATCCTGATGTAACTTTTTATGGAAATTTGTCAATAGGCGACGATGCTGGATCACAGAGTGTATTGCAAAGCTTGTCAACTTACAATAACCAGAGTTTCTTATCAACTAATTGGATTTACAGCAGTTTTATTGAAGCACAAGAAGAAAAAACAGCAGCATCTACAGGAATTGCATTAGGAGCTGGAACAGGTAAAACAACTGCAGGACAAGTTGCAATTGTAACAGCAAATACTGGATCAAACTCTAGTGTTACACCGTTTATTTTTGACCGTACAGGTGTAAAACCAGACACTACAAATGTATATAACATTGGAGCATCAAATTTAGTATACAACACTGTATACGCAACATTGTTTAACGGGACTGCAACTACTGCTAGGTATGCTGACTTAGCTGAAAATTATTTAGCAGATAACTATTATACATTTGGCACTGTTTTAATCTTTGGTGGAGAATATGAATTAACTACTACAAATATTAAATCTGATACACGAGTTGCAGGTATTGTATCTGAAAATCCTGCACACTTAATGAACTCGTCGTTAGATGGAAATTTTGTTATTCCATTAGCATTACAAGGTCGAGTAATGTGTAAAGTAGTAGGAAAAGTTAAAAAAGGAGATCTATTAGTATCAAGCTCTATATCTGAGTATGCGTGTGCTATAGATTCTGCAATTCCAGGTACAATAATAGGAAAAGCACTAACAAATAAGTTCGATACCGAACGTGGAATGATCGAAGTAGTTGTTGGTAAACACTAAGATTAGTTGCTAACAATAAGGAATAAAATATGACTATACAATTAATAAATTTAGGGACTAGTCCCAATAGAGGTGATGGAGACCCATTAAGAATTGCATTTGATAAAATCAATGATAATTTTACAGAGTTGTACGAAACTACAGCTCTTACTAGTGAAACAGCACAGCAGTCTCTTTCCGATATAATAACTAATGGAGTTCAAGAAAACATAACAGTGTCTTATAACGAAACTGATAATGTTATAGAGTTTTCTGTGCCAAATACATTAAGCTCTTATATTAACGATACTGAATTTTTAGCTAATAATTCGTCCGATGATATTGTGTTTAATTCAAATCTAACAGTATTAGGTAATATAATAGTAGCAGGAGATTTAGTAATACAATCTAGTGTACCTGTTACTAGTAAAGGTCAAGTATTAGATACACAAGGAGCAATATCAGTAGACTCTACATACATATATTATTGTGTAGAAACATACACAACAGGAGAAGCTGATATATGGAAACGGATTGCCTGGTCAACTGATACTTGGTGATAAGGTGTGCGATAAATATATAAAAATAGGATACATACATGAGCAATAGATTTCCACTAGTGTTAGACACATCTAACAGTAACCAAGTTAAAGAACTTCCTGCAGGCGATAATCTAAATCTCCAAGACTCAAGCATAGTAAATGTACAAAACATTGATGCAATTGGTACTATTAATGCTGCTGCTATTACAGTTAATGGCAATAGTATTAAAGCACAAACAGTTTTAGATTTAGTAGATACTCCATCATCTTATACTGGAAATGAAGGGTCGTTTTTAAAAGTAAACGAAAGAGGAGATGGAGTTGAGTTTAGGTCATTAGAAAATATGGGTCAAATATCTGTAACATCTATTATATTAAACGGTGTTATTATTCCAGAAACTCCTAATGTTGGACTAATAGGCACATCTGCTCGACCTTTTAGAGAAATTAACGCCACTGCATTAGTTGGTTCACTGTACTCGTCATCCGGTGAAATAATAGTAGATGCATTATCAGGAACCATTTCGTATAGTAAAATTGAAGATGCTCCGTCATCGTTGTCAAACTTTGTCGATGATTTACAAGTAGTAACATCTAGCACATTAATAGCTGAAATTGAAAATATTAAAAGTTTAGCCGACTATGTTCTGTTAGATATTAGAGGTGATATTTATAATGATGATAGCAGTAAATTAATAGATATAGGTACTAGCACTTATTTCGGTCATGTTGACGCAGAAAGTATTCGGAGTAGAGAAGATAGAATTTCTTTAGGTATATTTGCAGGTGATGTTGATCAACAACCTAATGCAATAGCAATCGGTGTACAGTCAGGGTATCAAAATCAAGAAAGACATGCTATCGCTATCGGAACATCTGCAGGGCAAATAGATCAAAATTCATACAGTATTGCAATTGGAGTAGAAGCAGGGTATCAGTTACAAGGCTCTAATTGTATTGCAATAGGAAATCGTGCAGGATTTACGAAGCAACATAGTAACTCGATAATTTTATCAACGTCGATATTAAATTCGTTAAACGAAGGTTTTTTTGTTGACCCTATTAGAGTAGAATCTACACAAAGTTTATTATTTTATAATCCAACAACAAAAGAAATTACACAAAATTCAGGAGTGCTACACAGCGATGTAGTAGGGTCAATTTACGCAGATGACTCTACACAAGTAGTTAATGTAGTAGACGGCTCGATATCATCACCATATGCTAATATATTTGAACTGTTATCAGAACAGCTAGTATTAATGCCAGGATCAATCCCATCACAACCTGCTCCTGGAACAATAGCAGTATCGGATGGAATTAGTTGGAATCCAACTGGATCAGGATTACAACATTTAATGATTTATTTAAATAATATCTGGTTACAGATTGCTTAAAGGGAAATAACAATGGCAATAGAATTAATTAATATAGGATACATTGCAAACGACGGAACAGGCGATGATCTAAGAGAAGCATTTATAAAAGTTAATCAAAATTTTGAAGAACTTGATTTAAGAATCACCGGTGACGTAACTGCATCGAATATCGAAGGGGAAGGAGAAGGCATCTTTTCCCAAAAGTTAATATACGATTTACAATTTAAAAAATTAGTTAGTGGATCTAATGTAGTGTTAGAGTCGTCAGACTCTGCTATCACTATTAGTGTTCCAAATGAAAATCTTGCTAATATTACAATATCTGCAGATGAAAACTATATAAACTTAACTGCTAACTCTGAACTGAAAATTGTAGGTGGGGATGGAATTAAAACTAAAATAGAAGGAGATTATCTTGTTATAGATAATACTGTTTCAAAATTAGAAACTGATCCGTTTCCTAAATTATCTAACAGTTTAAATGCACAAGGGCATAATTTTTATACAGTGGGCATCATCGATGCTGCACGAGTTACAGGATCATTTTATGGAACATTAAATGGATCTGACTTTTCACAGTATTCTGCATATTTTGAAAATATGGAATTTGGAGATATTTATCCCAAGTTTAACACTACAATTGAATGGTTAGCACACGAATCTACTATTGATATGGGAACATTTGAATCACCATCGTTAGCAATAATTGATTTTGGACAAGTATAATACAAAGGAAGATTAAATGGCATTTGACCCAAAACTAATAAGTATAAATGTTCGGCAAGGCTCTTACAATAGTAGGTCGATATTTTCAACATTGCAAGGAGTACTGTCAGTTGAAAGTAATGGAAACCCTTTCCCTGCAAATGCAAATATAAATGGAGTTACGTTACAAGATTATAAATTTTCATTTGTAGACAGATGCGGAACAAATACACAAAATCCACAAAAAGTGTTTGATAATTATGTTGGTATTTTGGCAAATGGAGTTTTAATAAAACCGTATTCAACAGAATCTACTATCCCAAACAATAATATTGCAATGCCATCAGGTTTTACAATAAACCGAGGTCATTTTCCAAGTGTTTTTACTATCGATCCGGCACACGGTGTAACAGAACAAATAAGCACATCGGTAAACGAGTATACTTATCGAGACGGTGCATTTCTAACAAATGGATGGAGTATTCAACGATTTTATAACTTTAGTAATGATTATTATAGGACTACTAATTTTAATAGTGATTTTTTTAGACATTCAGACGGACATAGTAAAATTTTAGGATTTTGTTTTGATGGGTATCCAATCTACGGACCATACGGATACAAAACATCTATTAATCAGTATAGTGGAACAAAACTTTTATTAAGTTCGTATCGAACTAAAATTAAAGATACTCATAGACCTTCTGATTGGAAATATGACAAAACATTATCAACAACTTTTGGCACATTATCATTTACTGCAGGAGCGTTTGTTGATGATTATGTATTTTATTATAGTAACGGCGACTTAGACGAGTATAATGGACGATATTGTGTAACTCCTGAATATCCAAAAGGTACTTACGCATATTTTGTAACATTTACAGATGATACATTAAGTGCACCGGCATATCCATATATCATTGGCCCTAGTACTAAACAAAAAATAACATATGTTAATCAACCAACTTCTGCAAGCACAGAGCTATCGACTATATGGAAAGTGCCAACAGGCTCAAATTTAGGAACAATAGTTGAGCGTAGACCAACAGATATATTACTACCGTTAGTAACTTCAACTACTGTTGATACTGAAATAATTAGTGGCAAACTTCCTAGAGGTTTGCGTTTAAATAAAAATCGAATAACTGGAACAGTATTTGAAGTCCAGCATAATGAGTTAAGTACATTTGTTGTTAGAGCATACTTTAATGATTTATTTGAAGATAGAACATTAGAAGTACTAGTAATAGGTCCTGATTCACCCGAATGGCAAACTAATGCTGGATTGTTACCTGTTAATCCTAATAAGAAAAGTGTATTCGTATTAGATAATGAAATAGTTGATTATCAACTTATTGCAACAGATTCTGACATACCGGCAGGAGATGAATTAGAATTTTTTATTGGAAAACATGACGGTGAACTGCCACCAGGATTAACACTATCTAAAGATGGTAGAATACAAGGCATTGTTGAACCTTTATTAAGTCTAGAAAAAATATATCAAGGAGGAGGGTACGATACGGCTCCGTATTCCAAATACCCGTTAGATTTTTATGTTCCAAGTTCAAATGGATTTGCAAGCTATTATTTTGATAGTGTTCCATATGATTTTAGCGAAACTGAAAGACAGCCTATAAAATTAAATAGATACTATCCATTCACTGTAACAGTAACAGATGGTGATTGGTATGTAAGGCGTGACTTTACAATATATGTTGTTGGTGATGATTTCTTAACCGCAGACAATACTATTACGCATGCAGCTACAGGAATTTTCACTGCAGATAATACTAATGTACGTACTCCAGTATGGATTACTCCTCGTAATCTAGGATTTAAACGAGCCGATAATTACACTATATTAGTTTTAGATATTATTCATAATGAAACATTAGATGGATTACCTGTGTATACCCTTGAGGATCTTAATGACGATGGATCAATTAGTGAACTACCACCAGGCTTGTCATTAGATGCATTATCTGGAGAAATTGCAGGAATATTGCCATATCAGCCAGCAGTTACAGAAAACTATAAGTTTACAATTCGTGCAACTAGAATGACGCAAGACGACGAACATATAACTGTTTATGCAAACTTTTACGAAGATGTAATTGCTGGAAATACCAAATTTAAAATATACAAATTAGATTTAACAAGCGATGATAACTTTCAAGATTTAAAAAATTTAGTAAATCAAAAAATCTTATTAGGAGTTCATCAGTATACAGTATTAAGTGTAGATGATTCAAATAGTGATTATGACACAATTACATTAACTCAACCGTTAATTGCACAAATTGACTTTAAATTAAGTAGAACAGCAGCAGCCGGACAAGATTACTTTTTTATTAATCGAATTACAAATGCACAACGAGAACAAGTGAAAGAAAGAGTTATTAAGTTTAGTGAGTATGTATCATATACTATTAATTCTGTTTCACCATATATTGAGTATAGCATAACTAGTGAAAACGATATATATCCAATAAATGTGCCGTATGATTTGGTTATTGGAACAAACTATTTCATAGGAGATATTGTTACAGGAGAAAATGGTAAAATATACAAATGTAAAGTGGATCATACTTATTCTACATTTGAATTATCAAATTGGGATGAAATCGCCGAAACTATTAATCAACTATCAATATCCCAGATAGTATCTGCAACTTTATTAATGTTAAAACATGAATTTAATTATGATGCTTATATTAATGCAGTAACAAGTAAAAATTGGACAGTAATGCTCCCACAAACAGCACATACTACTAATTTAACAAATATAAAAGATATTTTTGGAGATCTTACAACAATACAAGTTCTTCGTGAGAACGAAGATAAAGTACAACTTAATACTAATATTGGACAGCAATTACTAATATACAGAAATATTGGATTAGCGTTACTTAAAGACGACTATTTTACTAAAGATTTTGTAGTAGCAAGTCAGGATGATGTTGTTATGCCAAGTTCAGTTAAGACATTTGAACTTACAGTAATTGGAGAAATTGATTCGAATATTAATTGGATTACTCCTTCTGACTTAGGTACAATAAATTCAGATTATGTAAGCACATTATTTGTTAAAGCAGAAACTACAGTTCCAGATAGTAGCATAGTGTATACATTTAAATCAGGTAGACTCCCATACGGAATGTATATGTCGTATAGTGGGGAAATTATAGGAATTGCCAATCAAACTAGCTCACCCGAACAACCTGGGTTAACAATATTTGATAGTAGATCTACTACGTTTGATGGAGGCATATCAAGTGATACGTCATTTGATAGAGAATTTCATTTTGTAGTCGAAGCTAGAGATAGATTTAATTACTCAGCAGTTGAACGTGAATTTAAGTTATCTGTAAACGACTTTGATAATACCTTATATACAGACATCTATATGCGACCAATGTTAGCAGAATCTACAAGATTATCGTATAGAGAATTTATTAGTAACTCAAGCATATTTACACCAGAAAGCATTTATAGACCTCAAGATAAAAATTTTGGATTACAACTTAATCTAGACATGCTAGTTTATAGCGGCATAGAAGTTAAAGAGATAGACAAATTTGTAGCAGCGGCAGCAACTAATCATAAACGAAAACAATATATATTGGGAGAGTTTAAAAATGCAGTTGCGATATTACCTGGAACTCGTGATGTTGTATATGAAGTAATTTATATTGATGTTATTGATCCTGCGGTACCTAAAATTGGAAAAACTAAAAAACACTTCACTATAAATACTGCTAATAATATTACAGTAGATAGTTTGCAATATGCTGCAAAAGATGACGTTACTGGATATAATTTAGGAACCGAACTGTTACCAGTGTACGGAAGAAATCTTACAAAATTTTTAATTGTATCTAACGATCAACTAATTATAGAAACTCGTAACACTGATGTAGTAGTAAACACTGATATGAATGATTTTGAAGTTATCATAAGAGATTCGTCTACTGCAACTGTAGTTTTAGAACTCGGTGATAGTGAACCAATGCGACGTAGACCTAAATATGCAAATACTTTTAAAGCAGATACAACATCAATTAAAGTAAGTAATAGTAAAGATCAAATTCGATTTATTTCAAGTATTGCTAATATGCGAGATAATATAAAAGCTATTGGAAAAACTGAAAGAGAGTTTTTACCATTATGGATGAGAAGCCCACAATTAGAATTTCAAGAACTGGATTATCAAATGGCTATTCCTATATGTTATTGTAAACCTGGCACAAGTGAAAACATATTAAGAAACATAAAAAACAGCGATTATAATCCACAAACTATTAATTATGATATTGATAGATATATAATAAAACGAACAAAAGATAATTCAAGTGAACAATTTATTTTGTTTGCGAATTATCAAGTTAATGTATAAAATTTAAGGAAAACAAATGACTAGTACAATCATAAGTGAAACAATAGATGCAGAATATCCAGTAGCAGGTGTTGATAACGATACACAAGGCTTTAGAGATAATTTCCAAATTATTAAAGATAATTTTGCTAAAGCAGGAAGTGAGATTACTGATTTACAAGATACTACTGTTAAAATAAATGAAAATAACAATTTTGGATCAACTGGTAAAATTCTAATTAATCCAATATTGTCATTAAGTTCAGTACAATTTAAACGGTCAACAATGGTAATTAATAACGACAGTGTATCGAACAACTTGTCAATATATGTACCAGATGGTTTATATCAAGAAGTTCGCATTGTGATTGACAGCTCAATTGATGAACAAAATATACAAACTGTAGGGTTTAACTTTACAGATTGGCCATTACGGGAAGATTCCAATATTGCAGTAACATCTATGAGACTTGCAGTAACTAGCACTCGTGTAGATAGTGATGTTACTGTTAATTTAAACTTTGATACAGCAACTACTACTAAATACGCAACATCAGCAATTTATGCAAATGATACTGCAACTACACCAATTGGATATGATAATACGGTTAGACTATTAAAGTCAACTAGCCAAGATAATCCTATGATTTTTGAAATTTGGACGCCTGACTCTGGGCAAACATTGTTTGTAGAATGTAAAGGGCAATATGTTTAATCCATTAATTAATGTTTCCAGTATATCACTATCTGAACTTGAAACTGGAACAATAGATTTACAAAGGAAATATTTTCAGACACATAATCCAATATTAAAACAACAAATTGCAGTAGTAATTGATATGTATAAAGAAGAATTGTACAATAGACGTGCAGAGGAAGCTGAAAAGCAACGACAACAATCAGGAATCGAAGGGCTTGACACATTAATTAATATCAATTAAAATAATGTTTTATTAATAATAGTTTGTTGATATGTTAGTTAAAGATAAGTATGGTTTATTAAGAGCATCTGATAAAGATATTGTAGATATCTTATATTCAAATGATGCTAGTAAACTTTTTAATGTATTGTGTGAACCATCTGAAGATGTTGAGAAATTTAATGAAATACAATTTAATAAAGATTTACCAGGTTTAAAATTGTATATGTCATTAGACATTGATGTACTAATGTTTGATGAAATTTTACAAACAGAATGGCTTATGCCTACTAAATATAAAGAGTTTGATGTTTATGATTATTTGTTAAATAAATGTCAAAGTCAACAAGAAGTTGACCGATTGAATGAAGAATTTGAAGTATACATTAACCTTAATTTTTTAAATGTTCTTAAATATGTAAAATTTTTAGTTGACTTAATGAGAGAACATAATATATTATGGGGCGTAGGTAGAGGTAGTAGTGTTAGTTCATTTGTATTATATTTACTTGAACTACACAAAATTAATCCAATCAAATATGAATTAGATTGGCGAGAGTTTTTAAGATAAGGAAAAAGATATGGCTATAAAACGTGAATATAAATCAATGCGTGGAAAGATTGTTGACATGGAGTTGCTCAAAAAGAAAAACGAATTAACTCCTGCAGTCGGTAATGTTAGGGTTAATGCTCGAGGTGACGAGTTAGGTCCAGGTGGAAAGATCATTAAAAAACGTGAAGATATTGTAAAAGAGCATTATGCGCGTGTTGCAAAAGACGACACTCAAAAAAAAACTAATAAAACTGTAGATGCATCTACTAATGAAAAAACAGCAGATTCAATGAATGTAGATACAACAAAAACTGCTAGTACATCCAAAAAAACTAGTAGTCCGACTACAAAAAAAGAAACAATTAAACAACCGCTTTCTGCAGAAGAAAAGAAAATGTTAGAAGATGAGGAATGGGTTGAAGATAAAGACGGAAATTTTGTTCAAAAATAAAAGGTAAACTATATGGGACTTATATCTGGAAAGCCAAGAGCTATTACTAATAGAGTTATAATAACTGATATGTATTTTGGAGAACAGAAAACTGCATCAGGTGTTATTATAAAAAGTGACGACGGTACTACTAGAGGAATTTATCCTAGATGGGGAAGGGTAGTTGATAAAGGAAAAGACAATGTAGACGAGTATCAAATAGGAGATTGGGTTCTTGTTGAACACGGCCGATGGACTAGAAGTTTTACAATGACAGATCAAACTATTGAAACAACGTATCGAATGGTTGATCCAGATAATATACTAGCATTTAATACACATAAACCAAATGATTTGCAAGTAGGAGCGGAATATTCAAACGGCCAATCTGCATCATTTGATCCTCAACTTTTTTCTAATATTTAAATTGTTATAGGTAGATGTCTACCTATAACAATAGTATAATTTAACATAAACAATAACAACAAATTAAATATGAAAATTCAAAACTTTAAACGATATACATCAGTATCCTCTGGCATAAGCACACTAGGCTTAACTGGAGTATCATTAATGGTACTTCATATTACTGGGTTTTTATCTGGATGGGGATGGCCTATTTTATATATTATGTTAATTTTATCTGGTATTGGAAACGAAAATAGAGAATGAAAATACATGCTACGATCGATTTAGAAACCTTAGATACTTGTCCTCAAAGTACAGTTATTACATTAGGCGGGTGTAAATTTAATCCACATTCATCTAAAGAACCATATGACGAATTATATTTAAAAATTTCAATCGATGATCAAAATCGGTTAAGTAGAACAACATCTGATGACACTATTAATTGGTGGGCTAAACAAGATCAATCTATCTTAGAAGAAGCATTAGATCAGACAAATGCAATTACAGTTGACAACTGTTTAACTACCCTTACTAAATGGTTAGTAGGTGTAGACGTTATCTGGGCACAAGGTTATGGTTTTGATATGACTATTTTAGAAGACATGTACCGTTCAGCAGGAAGATCAATACCTTGGAACTTTTGGCAAATTAGAGATAGTAGAACATTATTTTCATGTTGTGCTAAAGATCCTAGAAAATCAATTCAACAAAATTTGCATAATGCGTTAGCAGATGCTATTTACCAATCTAAAGCTATACAAATAGCATTTTCTGAATTAAATATTAAAAAAAATTATTATTGACAACAATATAGTTTGTGTAATATAATTAATTTTATTTGTTTTTTAAAGGTAAATGTATGCAAAATTTATGGGTCGAAAAGTATCGACCAGATACAATTAACGGATATGTATTTAGAGACTCTAATCAAGAAAAACAAATTCGTAAATGGATAGATGAAAAATCTATCCCACATTTGTTGTTCAGCGGAGGACCTGGTGTTGGAAAAACAACATTAGCAAAAATACTTCTAAATGAATTAGATGTAAATCCTTATGATATATTGCAAATTAATGCTTCACGAACAAATTCAGTAGATGATATTAGGGACAAAATTGTTAATTTTATTCAATTAATGCCGTTTGGTGAGTTTAAAGCTGTATTATTAGATGAAGCAGATTATCTTTCACACAATGCACAAGCAGCATTACGTGGAGTAATGGAGGAATATCATAGTACATCTAGATTTTTAATGACATGTAACTTCCCTCATAAAATAATACCAGCAATACATTCAAGGTGCCAAGGTTTCTTAATTGAAACAATAGATCAAACAGAATTTACTGCAAGAGTTGCTGAAATATTGCTAACCGAAGGAGTTACCCCTGAATTAGACATTCTTGATACTTATGTTAAGGCAACTTATCCAGATTTGCGTAAGTGTATTAACACTGTTCAAATGAACTCACAAAATGGTATGCTTTCTCCAGTATCGCAAGGAGATGCAGGAGAGCAAGAATGGAAGTTTAAAATGGTTGATCTTTTTAAACAAGGTAAAATCCAAGATGCTCGGAAATTATTATGCGGTACAATTAGAGCAGAAGAAATGGAGGATGTTTACAGATGGCTATATACTAATATAGAGTTATTTGGTAACACTGAAACTTTACAAGATGATGCAGTTTTAATTATAAAAGACGGCTTAGTGAATCATACAATATGTGCAGATGCAGAAATTAATTTAGCTGCGGTTTTAATTCAGTTAGCTAGGCTTTCATGTAAGGATTAATAATGATTAATGCAATTTTAGCATGCGATGATAATGGTGGTATTTCTAAAAATGGTACATTGCCCTGGCCAAAAAATAGTAATGACTTAAAATGGTTTAAATCTAGTACTATTGAAAATATTGTCGTAATGGGAAGAACAACATGGGAAGATCCATGTATGCCAAAACCATTACCTAAACGAAGAAATGTAGTCGTTACACATAAAGAACTTCTTAACGTAGAAACTGCTAACGGTGATGTACCTGATATTCTAAAACGTCTTGAGAAAGACGATCCTACAAATGTTGTTTGGGTCATTGGAGGGGCAGATATACTTAATCAAGCACTGCCAGTGATACAAAACTTTCATTTAAGTAGAATATTTGGAAGTTATGATTGTGATAAATTTATCCCTATTAATCAAATTTTAGAAAAATTTCATCAAATTTACAAACGCAAATTTGAAACAGTGTCTACTGAAATTTGGACAAGGAATGATTAACAAATATCAAACAAAAATTAATGCGTTATCACTATGCGAGACTGATCGTCAGCAAGTTATTGCATTAATAAATGACGTAGTATTAGATTGCTATAAGTTATGCGAACAGCATTCAAACATGATGATAGCATATGATTTTAATGATAAAGCAGATACCGCATTAGCTTGCGGTAAAATAATAAAAGAGTATTTTACAAATGAATAATCGAATTAAACAAGCGTATATGGATGTTGCAACAAGATTTTCAGAATTAAGTTATGCTAAACGATTGAAAGTTGGATGTATTATAGTTAAAGATAATCGAATTATTTCAATTGGATATAATGGAACTCCTGCTGGATGGGACAATCAGTGTGAATATAGAGTTTGGAGAAAAGATGAAAATCCCTTATGGGAAAACTTACCACTTTACGAAATTGAAGACACCTGGCCGTATGTCGAATACAGCGACATAGATGATCAAGAAATTGATCGATATCGTTTAGCAACTAAGTTAGAAGTTTTACATGCAGAACGAAATGCACTTGATAAGTTAGCTAATAGTCATGATAGTGGAAAACATGCACATATGTTTGTTACACATACACCGTGTATAGAATGCTCTAAAAGTATTTACGGAGCTGGAATTGAAAAAGTTTATTTCAAACATAAGTATCGCTCATTAGATGGTGTTGATTTTTTAAGAAAGTGTAATATCGGAGTTGAGCAGATTGTGTAAAACAATTAAGTAACGCTAGAAATATTCTAGCGTTACTTAACAACTTAGATTAAAAATTATATATTTGTAAAATTTCTTCAACAACAGGATGACGTTCGATGTCATTATTGTTAAAATGTGTAATACTTATTCTATTACTTGAGAACTTTTCTAGTTTATTCAAAAAGTCACGTAGACCATTATTTAATAATCGATCACTTTGATTCAAATCCCCGGTTATAGCCATTTTAGATCCTTCTCCTATACGAGTTAAAAGCATTTTCATTTGATTTAATGTTGTTAATTGTACTTCGTCTGCAATAATAAATGAATTTTTAAAAGTCCTACCTCTCATGTATGCTAACGGTGCTATCTCAATAACTTTATCTACTAACATACTTTTAATAGATGTAGGATGATAATATTCTTCAAATATTGACATCACCGGTATTGTCCACGGAGCCATTTTTTCTTCCAATGTTCCCGGTAAAAATCCTAAATCTTCATCAACCGACACCGCAGGTCGTGTTATTATAATTTTATCCACTTCTTTTTCTTTAAACTGCTTTATGGCAGCCTGAACCGCAAGTAATGTTTTGCCAGTACCTGCAGGACCAATACCAAATACAATGTCTTTTGAATTATCCATTAAATTTATTACATATTGTTCTTGGTTTGTGTTTCTAGGTAAAAGTTTAACTTTACTAGCTTGTAATGAGGTAAAATTAATGTTAACGACATTTGCATAGCTTGAGGTTTTTTGTGAATTTCTTTTTGCACCCATTAAGTTCTCCCTTTATAGGTTGTGATCTAAAATAATTTAGATATTGTAAGTAGAAAAAATATAATCTACTTACAATATTTAGTGTGTTAAACTGGTAAAATGTACATAACTAGTTATTTTGATGTAATTTGGCGATGAGATAAATATAGTTATACTCGCGTTAAATATATACCTTAATGGGAAATGGTATTAACACGCTCAAATTTGATAAAATATTAGAGGCTCATAAATGAAGGACGTATTAGATATTATTAATAATATTAAGCAAATTTATCACTCAAAAACATCTTTTTATATATTAAAAGAATTTGAAAGAGTGTTAGATGATTTAAATTTGTATGTTTACAGTAATTGGGAAGATGGCGAATTAGTCGAAGGACCAATTATTAAACGTCATTGGGTTACATGTTCATTTATGTGGAAATATGAAAATATGCCTGACCCTATTGGAGGTGAACGAATGTTAGACTACGGGTGTAAAGTAACATATCAAAAAACCAATTTAGTTAAACCTAGAAAAATTGAAAAACCCGATGACATTCGACCTGGATCAAAAAAAGGAAAATTAGATAAAGAACCTATATGGATAGTATCTATTCAAATGCCTAGAAATTTATTAGACGAGTTAGATATAGATGCATTAAATCAAGAAGAAGATGAATCTAATGACAACGAGTTTAATACTAAAAAACCAAAGGAAAATACGCAATCTCAACCTCAACAACCATTTCCAGCAACTCCAGGGGGAGCAGCAGGGGGAGCAGCAGGAACACCTGGCGCAGGATTTGAAGCAGCAGCAGGGATATAATAATGACATTAAGAAAAAACGATTTGATAGATTTAGTAGATAATATTGTAGAAATAGATTCATATGCTTCAAAAATGGGTAGTGATGCAGATATTGTAACCGTAGCAATCGAACTAAAAACAAAAGAAGCTGCATTAGATATGGTTGACTTTTTAGAAAAAGGATTTCCATATGTATTAGATGCCGATGTTACTGCAGGAGAACAAGATAACGGATATTACAAGGTATTTGTTGAAATAGAACGAAACTCTGAAATTGCAAAACAATTGTTTAACATTATTACAGGAATTATGAAATTGACTAATATACCTAACATAAGGTATCGTTATTATAAAAATTTCCGTAGTAAACCTGCAACCCTTGAAAATTTAGCAGAAGTACCGGCTACTACTAAAGACTACGCTACTAAAATTTCAGAATCTTCGATATATAATTATAGTCGATTTTTTGATCGAAGCTATGTAGATTTAATAGAAATGAAAGGAAATGAAATTACAATTTCTAAAAAATGGGCAGATCCTTTACTGTTCGAGTTTATAGATGTTGGTCCATTGAAAGAAACATTAAGTAACATTACAGAATCATATAATACAAATGATTTTGCTGAAATTATTTTTTTATCTAAGTATATCGGCGATTATAATATTACAAAATATGGTAATAAGTTAACTTTTGAAAATGATAATCATTTATTAGTATTAAAACGGTTGTGAGAAGATAATGAAAGAATATGGATTTAACTTTAATTTTAAACGAGATTATTTAGCAGAATTAATCCCATCTAACCAGGAAGTAGATAGCTGGTATTCTGCATTGTGTGTTATGCTACCAAAATGGAAAATTAATACTGTAGATCGGGTAGCGTGCTTTATTGCACAGTGTTCGCATGAATCATGCGAATTTACTGTACTTAGTGAAAATTTAAATTATAGTTCAACTGCATTGAATAAAGTATTTCCCAAGTATTTCATAAAAGCAGGAAGATCAGCAGATTTGTATCACAGACAACCTGAAAGAATTGCAAATATAGTTTATTCAAATAGATTAGGTAATAGCGACGAAGCGTCAGGTGATGGATGGCGATATCGCGGAGGTGGGTTAATACAACTAACTGGGAAAAATAATTATAAACATTTTAGTCAAGCTGTAAATATTACGCTTGACAAAGCAGTAGAATATGTAAGAACGCCTAATGGTGCAGTAGAATCAGCTTGCTGGTTTTGGGAAAAGAACAATTTAAATGTCTTTTGCGATAAAAAAGATATTGTCGGTCTGTCGGTTAAAATTAACGGTGGTTCAAATGGATTAGATGATCGAATTAAAAAGTGGAATAAGGCATTATCAGTTCTCGATCAAGGTAAAGAATTTACAGTATTATCGTTAGGTTCTCGAGGTGACGATGTTATTAGACTGCAGCACGCTTTGAAAATAGCAGCAGATGGCATATTTGGTCCTAATACCGAACGACGACTTAAAAAATGGCAATTAGATAATAATTTAATTCCTGATGGAATTGCAGGGTATAATACATTAACAAAACTATTGGGGTAATTAATGTTTAACGGAATGATAAATTATGCAATAGTATATGTACTTATAACTTCAATTATAGGAGGACTATATTTTAAATATAGCCAAACAACTATAGCTAACTTAGAAAAAAATAATGCAGAACTTAATTTAGCTAATGAAATTAGTAATAATACAATCGACTCACTAAAAGAAGATGTTACTCGAGCAAATAAGGTTATTAAATCTACAAATGAAAAATTAGCTAAAATTAGAAAACAAAATCAATTATTAATACAAAAACAAAATAAACACAACTTAACAGAACTATCAATCAAAAAACCAAAATTAGTTGAAAAAGTTATTAATAATGCTACGGAAAATGTAAATAGATGTTTTGAAATTTTATCAGGATCACCGCTTACGGATAAAGAACTTTCAGCAACTACAGACAAAGAGTTCAATTCAGAATGTCCGTTTTTAAGGAAATTGCAATGAAAGTGCTATTATTTTTATTACTTCTTACAAGCTGCACTACTACAAATAAACCAACAATTACAGTACGTAATACAAATCCTGTAATAATTTTACATCCAAAAGTTGATCAATTAAAACTGCGAACTATAAATTGGAACATAATTACATTAGATAATTATATAGAAGTATTTGAAAAATTACAAAAACAAGGTAGTCCAGCAATTTTATATGGGATCACTGTTAAAGATTATGAGGAGTTAAGTTTAAATATCAATGATATACGATCATTAGTACAACAGCAACAAGTAGTAATCGATTCATTAAGGGAACAAATAAACAGTTATGGAAAACAATGATAGTCCTTTTATTAAATGGATTTATTTAGCTCGTGCATTAGATTCTTGGAGAATTTTTCCAAGAACTTTTATTGTGGTATATTTAATTATATTGCATGATGTTATTCAATGGTTTATTGGGCTAGACGAACCGAATAATGCACAAGCATCTTTAGTTTCAGTTGTAGTAGGAGCAGGAGCAGCATGGTTCGGCTTATATGTTAATACTGGTGGTGGAAAAACTAGAGAGTAAAATTGATTAAATAGTATAATGAATTACTATATAATCTTAGGCATTTCTAATAAAGCATCTGACGATGATATAAAAGCTGCATATCGAAAATTAGCAATGATACATCATCCGGATCGAGGTGGGGATGCTGAAAAGCTGAAACTAATTAATAAAGCATACGATGTATTAAAAGATCCATTTAAACGATCAGCATACGATGCATCATTTATACCAAAATACCACAACAAGAAACAAAACAGAAACTTAACATTAACTGCACAAATTTCTTTTTTTGATGCAGTGTATGGAACAGAGTTGTTTTTGCAATATACATTATTTTCAGGGTCAGTGGAAGTTGTTAAAATTAATATTCCACCTGGTGCTAACAACAATGATGTTATCAGTTTTAAAGGATTAGGCGACGATCGCTATTCTCCATATGCACCTCGTGGAAATTTATTAGTTAAAATTAAAATATTAACTGATGAAAATTGGTCACGATCTGGAAATAATTTAATTACAAAACAAGTAATAAATGTCTTTGATTTAATGTTAGGATGTGTTATAATAATACATACACTAAACGGAAAACAAGTTAAACTAACTATTCCAAAAGGAACACAGCCAAATACAGTGTTTAGCATTAAAGGCTATGGCGTTCGTAACATTAAAACTAATATAACAGGTGATATATTAGTGCATATTGATGTTAAAATACCTATTATTAATAACGATACTACTTTACAAAAGTTAGAAGAGTTATACTATTGCACAAAATCTGAGGATTAATACATGGAACCATCGAAAGAATTATTAGTAGTATTTGAACACGCTACTTCGCAGGCAAAAACATTAAAACATGAATATATAACACTAGAACATCTTTTGCAAGCTATGCTTGCAGATGACGAATATATTGAAATGTTGCAAGCTGCTGGAGCTGATACTGATAAGCTTATTGAATCAGTAAATGAGCATTTAAATTCACAGTGCGATGACATAATCATTAGTGCTGAAAAGTATAAACCTAAGAAAACACAATCGTTAGAACGAGTTCTTAATCGAGCGTTCACACAAGTACTGTTTGCAGGTAGGACGCATTTAGATTTGCTTGATTTAACTTCTAGTATTTTAAATGAGAGAAAAAGTATTGCATGTTATTTAATAGAAGCATCTGGACTTACAAAAACTAAATTTGCTGAGTTTGTTAAAACAAATATCGATAACGATTTAGACGACGATTTAAATGATGATTTAGATGATGATTTAGATGATGACGAATATCCAACTAGAAGAAAGCAAGATCCATTAACTAAGTACACTGTACTGCTAAATGAAGAAGTTGCTAATGGAAAAATAGATCCTATCATTGGCAGATCGTCGGAAATAGAATCACTTGCGTTAGCATTGGGAAGAAGATCTAAAAACAATGTACTGTTAGTAGGTGACCCAGGTGTAGGCAAAACTTCAATAATCGAAGGTATTGCATATAAAATTGTCAATAAGGACATTCCAGAATTTTTAACAGATTACAGTGTTTATAGCTTAGACTTAGGAGCGGTTCTTGCAGGTACCCGTTATAGAGGTGATTTTGAAGAACGTATTAAACAAATTCTAAATGCTTTAATAAAAAAAGGAAATTGTATTTTGTTTATAGACGAAGCTCATATGATTAGTGGAGCTGGGTCTGGTTCAAATAATGCAAATGATTTAGCAAATATGCTTAAACCTGCATTATCAAAAGGAAATATTAAAGTTGTTGCATCAACAACATGGGAAGAATATCGAAAGTATTTTGAGAAAGATAGAGCATTAATGCGTAGATTCCAACGGGTTGTAGTCGACGAGCCTGATTTAGCTACTGCTATAGATATCGTTCAAGGAATTAAAAAATATTATGAGTCGTTTCACAATACTACTATCACCGACGATGCAATTGACGCTGCGGTTAAGTTATCTAACAAATATCAAGCAGATAAAAAATTGCCAGACAAAGCAATTGATTTAATAGATTTAGCATGTTCTAGATTCAAGTTAACATCAACTAATGAGGAGAAGATTGTTTCTAAAAAATCAGTACAAGTTGAAATAGCAAAAATTTTAAATATCCCAGTTGAACAAATCTTAGAAAGTGAATCTACACATATTGCACAACTGGAAAACAACTTAAAAACTCATATATTTGGACAAGACGATGCTATTGAATCGTTAGTCGATAAGATACTAGTTAGTCATGCAGGATTAAAATCTGCAAATAAGCCAGTAGGAGCGTTTGTTTTTATGGGTCAAAGCGGATGTGGTAAAACAGAATCCGCTAAACAATTAGCAAAACATCTAGGTATTAAATTAGTTCGCTTTGATATGAGCGAATATCAAGAACAACACTCTGTTGCAAAATTAATCGGGTCTCCTCCTGGATATGTTGGACATGAAGAAAATACCGGACAATTAATTACAAAATTACAAGAACATCCCAATTGTGTATTATTGTTAGATGAGATTGAGAAAGCACATCCAGATGTTGCACAAATTTTGTTGCAGTTAATGGATAATGGAAAGGTTACAGGATCTAATGGCAAAGAAGCTGATGCTCGTCACTGTGTATTAATTTTGACTACTAATTTAGGTGCAAGAGATGCAGAGAAAGGTTCAATTGGATTTGCAAACGATACCGATCAAAGTTATCCAGACGATGAATTAAAACGATACTTTTCTCCAGAGTTCCGTAATAGATTAGATGGAATTATTACATTTTCCAGATTGAATAAACCTACTATGATAAAAATTATTCACAAATTTATTTCTGAATTAGAGGAATTAGTTCAAGATAAAAATATTAAAATTAATATTTCCGAACAAGCTATAAACTTTTTAGTTGAAAAAGGATTTGATCCTAAAATGGGAGCAAGACCGTTGCAACGGGTAATTGATAAGGAAATTAAAACACCTTTATCGAAAGAAATGCTGTTTGGTGCATTAAAAGATGGTGGATCTGTTACTGTAGATTATACAGATAAAATACAGTTGCAATGTAATTAATTATTGATGTAAATTAAAACCGTGATAGTTAAATAGCTATCACGGTTTTTTTTTGTTTAGATAAATATAATTATGAAAATAAATAGTGAAACAATATTAACAACGCAAACACATCCAGGCGATAGCACGATGTTAGTTGTAACAGGCGATGCATATAAAGGTGATGGGTACTATCGACAAAGTGATGGGATTCATACTGTACAATATACATATACAAATTTTTCTGGTATTATTTCCATTCAAGCAACATTAGCAGTTACACCTGATGAATCTGATTGGTTTGATGCACATGTGTATGAAACTCATATGGAAACTGCTAGTAAAATACAAAATATAGTCGGTAACTATGTTTGGATAAGAGCACAAGTAATTTACTTTGATGGAACAGTAAATTTAATCACTTATAATCATTAAGTAAGGTAACATATGAAACTACATGAATTTATGGACATAACACAAAATACTGATAAACCGGTATTGCCCTTTGATATAGTTGATGACATTGTGCATTATATAGAAAACGATCCATTGTTTTATCGTAAAAAGTTTTTCCCAGTATTGGAAAAACTTAAGATGTTAAAAAAGAAACATAAACACGTGGATTACAAGAAAATTTTAAAACCAGTAGTAGATAGTGCTATTGTTACATATTGTAATAAGTTTAAATTAGGATCGCCTGAGTACATCATTGATAAAGAAGATATAATGCATATAATTGAAAAGTTATATGAAAACGAGTTTAAATCATCAAATGACGACATATTTAACCGTCAACGATTACAATTTGAATCCTCATCTACTTCTGCTGGAGCAATTGCATCAGTTGCAGCACCAACTGTTACTCGTAAGAAAAAAAACAAAAAACCAGTGAAAAATGCGTTAGATTCAAATGTAAACTTATTTACCGGCGAAGTAATGAAACGCAATATGTAAAACTATTAGGAAATAATAAATGAAAAGAAAAACTAAACTACATGAAGGTCTTGCAGATTTAGCAGGCGCAGTTGAACAAGATCATGAAGTGCAACTTGCAAGAGCAGAACTATATAAAATTGCAAAGTATGCAATTAAATTACATAATAAGTTAAAACATGTGTCTGAAGAAGAAGGGTTAGACGGATGGATGCAATCGTATATTACTCGAGCATCAGAAGCTATTAGTGATGTTTACCATCGACTTGATTACGAAGAACTAGATAATCAAGAAAATATTAATATTTCTGATCTGCCATCATTAGAGTCTTCTAAACTGGAAACTAAAGATTACATGGCTTATCTACATAACCGATTAGATGAAAAGATAAAAAAATCTGACAGTGCCGGCGATGTAATTAAAGATTTTCAAAAATCTAAAAATCCCAAGTTTAAAGGTAAAACAAAAGAAGAACGTAAAAAAATGGCACTCGGTGCGTATTATGGAATGAAAAGGAAGAAATAAATATGAAAATAATGGAACTTTTAACAGAAGGTGAGTTAACCGATATTGTAGGTAGAGCTACAGGTCTGGATAAAACTAGTGCATGGCAGAACTACAATACAGTTGGAGTACTAAAACCTGATCAACAAGAAAAAAAATCATCTAATTTAAAAGATCCTACTGCATTAAAAAAAGTGCAACAATATATTGCTACAGAAAAACCAAATATACAAAAATGTTTTAGTGATGCTGCATTACTTAAACGATTTAATGATTTAATGTTTTTAGCTGATCCTGCGTTAAAAACTCGTAGAGATATAGTATTAACACCCATAAGCCCGTCTAGTGTTACATTTAATTACAATAAATATATTAAAGTCTATAATAATGCTTTACTAAAATGTTTAAGTAATCAAACATACAAAAATGAGTTTGTACAATTAATGAAGGATGCTAGTCGTGCTCCATGATGTATTATGACCTTAACTACATATTTTAAAAACATTACTTCTGGAACAAAGTATATTATATTTTGTAACTTTCTAGTTGACATTATACATGTATTTGTTATAATACTAGCTTATTTAACACAACTACTGAGGAACACTATGAGCGATCGTACATACGGTGCTGAAGAAAAAGCTAAATTAGAACGATTAGTTAAAGAAGGTGTAATTGTTTTACAAGAAATTGAAGATCTTAGAGAAGGCTTTAAAGATACCGTTAAAGCTGTTGCAGAAGAATTAGATATTAAACCATCTTTAATTAATAAAGCTATTAAAATTGCCAAAAATAGAGATTGGGATAAACATTACGACCAATTTGAAGACTTGGAAACATTAGTTGCTACTGTTGGAGTAGACAAGCAATAAATCCCACCCACCTATCCATGTTCTAGTACTACATTTAGCTTGGTACTAGAATATCAGTTACGTTAACCTATGAGGTTTTATGTACATAGATGCATTTTTTGATAAAGAAGCCGACACTATACGCATAGTAGAACGGCATAACGGCTCCCGTAAATTTGTTGATTATCCTGTGAAATATACGTTTTACTATGAAGATCAAAAGGGAAAATATAAGAGTATATACAATACACCACTTTCAAGAATAGTATGTAAAAATACTAAAGATTTTAGAAAAGAACTAGCTATTAATAAAAATTCAGTACTTTATGAATCTGATATTAATCCAATATTCCAAAATTTAAGCGAACACTATTTAAATCAGGATTCACCTAAGCTAAACATTGCATTTTTTGACATTGAAACAGACTTTGATCCAACTAAAGGTTATGCATCACCTAATGACCCGTTTATGCCAATTACTGCTATATCTGTATATTTGCAATGGTTAGATACAATGGTATGTTTAGCTGTACCACCAAAAACCTTAACAATGGAGCAAGCTGCTGAAGAAGTTAAAGACATCAACGGTGTAATATTATATAATTCTGAAGCAGAAATGTTAGATTCATTTTTAACTTTAATTGAAGATGCCGATGTGCTTTCAGGATGGAACTCTGAAAGTTTTGATATTCCATATACGGTTAATCGGGTAGCAAAAGCATTGAGCAAAGACGATACTCGACGATTCTGTTTATGGAATCAACTTCCTAAAAAACGAGAATTTGAAAGATATGGCAAAATTTCAAAAACGTATGATCTTGTTGGAAGGATTCATTTAGATTCTTTAGAACTTTATAGAAAGTATACATACGAAGAAAGACATTCGTATCGATTAGACGCAATTGGGGAATTAGAAGTTAATGAAACTAAAGTTCCATACGATGGAACTTTAGACCAATTATATAATAATGATTTTAAAAAGTTTATCGAATATAATATCCAAGATACTGTGTTATTGAATAAACTTGATAAAAAACTTAAATTTATAGATTTAACAAACGAACTTGCTCACGCAAATACCGTATTACTTCAGACTACAATGGGAGCAGTAGCTGTAACAGAACAAGCTATTATTAACGAAGCGCACGAACGTGGACTACAAGTACCAAATAGATCTCCAAAATCGGAACAAGCAGTGCAAGCAGCAGGTGCATATGTAGCTTATCCTAAAAAAGGATTCCACAAATGGATAGGATCGATGGACTTAAATTCACTGTATCCTAGCGTTATTAGAGCATTAAATATGGCTCCTGAAACTATTGTAGGTCAATTAAGGCAGGACTATACTGAGCAAATGTTGCATGAAGAAGTTGTATTAAACAAAAAAAAGTTCGCAACAGCATGGGAAGGCCGATTTAGTAGTTTAGAATATGAAGCTGTAATGGACAAAAGAAAAGATCTAGCTATTACAATTGACTGGACTAATGGTAAATCCGATACATTTAGTGGTGCTGAAATATATAAATTCATATTTGAAAGTAATGTACCATGGATGCTTTCTGCAAATGGAACAATATTTACTACTGAATTTGAAGGTGTTATTCCAGGTTTGTTAAAACGATGGTATGCTGAAAGGAAAGAGCTTCAAGCTAAAAAGAAAAAAGCAGATCAAGCAGGAAACACGTTAGAAGCTGCATTTTGGGATAAACGACAACTTGTAAAGAAAATTAACTTAAACAGTCTTTATGGAGCTATATTAAATCAAGGCTGTCGATTTTTTGATAAACGTATAGGGCAATCCACTACATTAACAGGTAGAAGCATTGTTCGTCATATGAGTGCAGAAGTTAATAAGATAATTTCAGGTGATTATGACCATGTCGGCAAAGCAGTTATATATGGTGACTCTGTTATAGGTGATACTATATTAAACACGAACAAAGGAGATATGCCTATATCAGACTTGTTTGATCAAATTCAGTATAAAGTAGAACAAGATAATGGCAAGGAATATGCTATTCCTACAGAAGCACAGCATGATCTAAAAGTATTAGGATATAATGCACACGAAGATGAGGCTGTATTTGGTGAGATTGCGTATGTTATGCGACATAAAACATCTAAACAATTATACAAGGTTACAATGGAAGACGGTAGCTCTGTGACTGTTACAGAAGATCATAGTTTAATAGTTGATAGAGATGGGGTTACAGTCGAAGTTAAACCTACAGAGTTAGAAGATAATGATTTGATTATCTCTATAGATTCTTAATTTTCTTTATATCTTTGGCTTTTTTAACTTGATTAGGAGTAAGGTTATTATCATAGACAGGCAAATTTACTTGCTAGAGATATTTGGCAAAAAGATAAAGAAAAAATTAACGCATTATTATTTGAAAGAAATATTCCTACTTTAGTAATTTGGGAATCAGAATTTAAGAATAATATGCATGAAACTATACAAAGGTGTGTTAAATGGCTGAAACAATAAGACAACGAGTTAAAAGTGTAGAAAAATTAGATACTACAGAGGATTATGTTTATGATGTATCGATAGCTAATCAAGATCCATTCTTTTTTGCAAATGGATCACTTGTACACAATACCGACTCTGTGTATTTTTCCGCATTTCCATTATTTGAAAACGAAATAAACAACGGTACGTTACCCTGGGATAAAGAAAAAGTTGTTGTATTATATGATCAAATATGCGAACAAGCTAATTCTTCATTTCCAAAATTTATGGAAAAAGCATTTCATTGTGGGAAAGCAAGATCGGATGTTATTGCTGCAGGTAGAGAGATTGTTGCATTAAGTGGATTATACATCACAAAAAAACGATATGCTGCATTAGTATACGATGAAGAAGGGAAGCGTAAAGATGTAGATGGTAAGCCAGGTAAAGTTAAGGCTATGGGGTTAGATTTACGTAGATCAGATACTCCCGACTATATGCAAGAATTTTTAATGAAAATTTTATTAATGGTTTTACAAGAATCATCTGAAGAAGATATATTGGAACAAATTACTGTTTTTAGAAAGAAATTTAAAGACATGCCTGGATGGGATAAAGGTACTCCTAAACGTGCTAACAATGTAGCTCACTATAAAGAATTAGAAGAACGATTAGGGAAAGCTAATATGCCAGGGCATATTAGAGCTTCATTGAACTGGAACTCACTACGTAGAGCAAATAGCGACAAACATTCAATGGAAATTGTTGATGGAATGAAAGTTATTGTTTGCAAGCTTAGATCAAACCCATTAGGGTGGACTTCTATTGCATATCCAACTGACGAACTACGATTACCAGAATGGTTTAAAGAATTGCCATTTGACGACGATGCAATGTCTGAAACTATTATAGATAACAAGATCTCTAACTTAATTGGAGTACTGAATTACGATATCGATTCAACTAAACGAGATAATCACTTTAATGATTTATTTGATTTTTCATAATAAATCTTGTATAATAAATACAAATCTAATAACTTCTTATAAAGGAACATCATGAAAGACATTTTAACTGACATCGTCGAACACACTCATTCTTTAGGTTTTATCAACTTACTTAAAGTTTCAACTAATGAAACAGAAACTACAATCGAGTCGTTATCAGATGATAAATCTGTAGTACTGTTTGGAAATACTAAATCACCGGTTTCCGAATTTAGCGGTGTGTTTGGAATGTCTAATTTAGATAAATTAAATCTACATTTAAAAAATCCAGAATATCAAGAAAATGCAATTATTGACGTAATAAATGATACTAGAAATAACGAAGTAGTTCCGGTTCATATTCATTTTAGCAATGAATTAGGAGATTTTGAGAATACGTATCGTTTTATGAATAAAGTAATTATTGAAGAAAAAATGAAAAGTGTACGATTTAAAGGAGCAAAATGGAATGTTACCTTTGAACCGGCAATTTCTGCTGTTTCAAGATTGCGTTTACAAAGAGCTGCACATTCTGAAGAAACATTATTTAATGTAAAAACTGTAAACAACAATTTAATTTTTAGTTTCGGTGATGCATCAAGTCATGAAGGATCGTTTGTGTTTCATAATAATGTTTCAGGTACATTATCGCACGTATGTAGCTGGCCAATTAACAACGTATTAAGTATTCTTAATCTAAATGGAGATATTACTATGAGCATTTCTGATCAAGGAGCAATGCAAATATCAGTTGACTCTGGATTAGCAGTATATAATTATATCTTACCTTCTCAAACTAAATAGTCTACTTATTATGGGGGATTGCTCCCCCATAATTAATAATTTTACACACGATTGCAACATTAATCTTAAAAAATCAAAACGTAAATATGATCAAGATTTTGTTGATATGTTTTTTAGAACAATATATTAAAATGTATAGCATTATTCTGACTCAAATTACTTTTATTTCAATTGTAATACTCCAGAAAAATGTATTCTAGAATACAAATTAAAAGATATTTTTAGTAACTTTGATGAAATGTTAACTAAGTGGGGGGACATGCAAAATAATAACTATGATCGTATATGGGATTGTGAAAACTAAGGTTTCGGATGGAAAGAATGAATACAAATTTAACATATGAACAAAAAGATTATGCTGTTTTTTTACCTGCAATCAGCGGGTTTTTTGCAGCATTTATTGGTAGACAACGAAATAACAGTAATTATATTCCTGCTACTAGATTACCACCTAGTTTAACACATGGAGTTGAAAGTCTTAATTATTTAAATCCAACTCAAGGACAATTTAAATATAAATGGTCATTATATTCAGCAGGTCATGCTGATTTAAATGTTACAAAGTATGTAATAAAGGAAGATATGGTCAGAAATCGTGATCGTGATAATAGTTGGTTACTAGGTGACTCGGGTGGATTCCAAATAGGGAAAGGTGTTTGGGAAGGTGACTGGAAAAATCCAGCTTGTCCGAAAGCACAAAAGAAACGCGAACAAGTTTTAACTTGGATGGATGCGTTTATGGATTATGGAATGATTTTAGATATCCCTGCATGGGTATGTAGATCTCCTGCAGGACGAGATGCTACTGGAATTACATCTTATGAAGATGCAGTTCAAGGTACTTACATTAATAACGATTGGTTTATACATCACCGCAACGGTAATTGTAAATTCCTAAATGTACTTCAAGGTGAAAATCATACTGAAGCACACGATTGGTACAAACGAATGAAACATTATTGTGATCCAAATCAATTTCCAGAAACTCATTTTAATGGATGGGCAATGGGTGGACAAAATATGTGTGATATTCATTTAGTGTTGCATAGGATAGTTGAAATAATTCATGATGGATTATTAGAAGAAGGTATCCATGATTTTATGCATTTTTTAGGCACTTCGCGATTGGAATGGGCTGTTATGCTAACTGATATTCAACGTGCAGTACGAAAATACCATAATCCCAAGTTTACAATTACATTCGACTGTGCAAGTCCGTTTTTAGCATCTGCTAATGGACAAATTTATACTCAATATGAAATCGACGATAGAAGCAAATGGGTTTATCGGATGGTACCAGGTATAGATGATCGTAAATATCATGCTGATACTCGTAATTTTAGGCAAGCAATGCTTCAAGATGGGTTTTTTAGTCGATTTGACGATTCGCCGATAACTGCTGGGTTAAAAATAAATGATATTTGTTTTTATGCACCTGGGCAAATAAATAAAGTTGGTAAAATGAGTGTAACTTCATGGGATGGATTTGCATATGCTATGCAAATGTGCCATAACGTATGGGCTCATGTTAATGCTGTTCAGGAAGCAAATCGTCGGTATGATACCGGTATAATTCCCAATATGCTAGTAAAAGAAAATTTTAATCGAATTTTATTTAGAGATTTAGTAGATGAAATCTTTTCGTGTAAAGACAGAGATACATCAATTAAAACTATTGAAAAGTATAGTAAATTTTGGATGCAAATTATAGGAACCCGTGGAACTGTTGGGAAAAGAACTATAAATTCGTCCACAAATTACAGTTTATTTTTTGAAGAAGTAGATCAATCTGAAGAAACTGATTTTTCAGAAGACCAAGAACATAACTTAGAGATTTTAGAAAATGAAGAGAACATATAATTCAAATAACACAGTTAATAATGCTACGTTTTTTACTGGATACGAAGTTGAAAAAACTCCAGCATATAATCAAAAAACTTTATTTATTGTAGGAATACAATCATTTTCAGATATTGTACATTACATGGAGGACAATTCGTGTACTCATCTATTTTTCGGTGCTAATCATAGTTTTAATCCAACATCTAGTGATGATTATTTAGAGTGGGAAACTATGATTCGTTATTTTTTAGAAAAAGATATTTTGTGTAGTTTAGACATTCATGTATCGCATGCAGCAGACTTTTTAGAAGGTGGATTATGTGAATGGGATAACTTTATTCCACAAATAAGAGTTCCTATTCCATATGTATCTCACTGGAATTATAATACCATGATTAAAATTGATGATAGAAATTTTAAAGAATCTAATCCAGGTGTATGGTGCCACTCTTTACATTCGTTGCTTCCTAGAGAAAAATTTACATCTTGGTCTGAATATTCTAATGACACAGTGATATATTAAGTATGAGTGCAAAAATAAAACAATTTATAAAAGTTCGAACAGAATTTGAAGGATTTCATTGTTACCCAGATGCTGGGAAAATTGATCCTAAAATTTCATTTTTAGAAAACATGCATAGACATATTTTTAAAGTTAGCGTCAAAATATCTGTTACACACTTAGATAGAGAATTGGAATTTTTCTTAGTAAAATGGAATTTAAATAACTTTCTAAAAAATCAAGAGCTAAATACTCACAGTTGTGAATCAATTGCAACTATTATATTAAACAATTTTTTATTAACTACATACGGCTCTTCAAGAGATTACATTGTAGTAGTTTCAGAAGATGGAGAGTCAGATGGTATAATCGAATATTATCACGAGTAATATCATCTAAGAAATAAGGAAAACTAATGAATAATGTACCTAACATTGATCAAATTTTTGACGATCTTGATAAATTTAGAGATTACTGTCGGTTTGAAGGTAAAGTATTTGATGAAAAGGACTTATACAGTCACGGTGCACCGGTGTGGGAAGCATATAAGAAATATCGAGGATATCTAAGAGCAAAAGCTCGCGCAGATTTCCGAAATAAAGATACCCGACGCCGTTAATTTTAACTCATTAATTGCCTAGTATTTGTACTAGGCAATATAATTCAAAATTATGACTATTTATATTATAGATTTAGAACCCATAGATACTCGTTATACTAAACAATGGCGAGAGTTTATCCCCAATCAAATTGAACAATACTCATTTTTAGATGTAGTAAATATCTCTGGAAATGAAATTCCTCCAACTACAACTCCTGGTGCATTTTTAGATTTCAGCGCAACTAACAATTATAAATCATCACAACTTCAAAAGATTAGTCAATTATTTTCAACTGGTAAAGTAAAAGATGGAGATTATTTCTTATATACTGATGCATGGAATCCAACAGTTATACAATTAAAGTATATGGCATCATTAATTAATGTTGACATTAAAATAGGTGGATTATGGCATGCTGGATCGTATGATGACAACGATTTCTTAGGGAGGCTAATTGGTAATACACCGTGGATTAGACACGCAGAACGTTCAATGTACGAATGTTATGACCACAATTTTTTTGCAACAGATTATCATAAACAATTATTTTGTTATACGTTTGGATTAAATAGTAATTCTAGTAAGATTTATAAAGTGGGATGGCCTATGGAATATTTACAGGCAACGCTGCGTCCAACATTTGAAAATAAAGAAAATTTAATTGTTTTCCCACATAGGATTGCACCTGAAAAACAAGTTGACATATTTTACGACTTGAAAAAAGAAATGCCTGAATTTGATTTTGTAGTATGTCAAGAAAACTCATTATCAAAAGATCAATATCATTCAATTTTAGATAAGGCAAAAATAGTGTTTAGTGCAAATTTACAGGAAACACTGGGAATTTCAACATGTGCAGAAGGCCCTATATTTGGTGTAATACCGTTAGCACCTAATAGACTAAGTTATACGGAGATATTTAAAGACTATGATAATTTTCTCTATCCTTCAGAATGGACTTTAAATTTTGAATTATATCAAAAACATAAACATAACTTAATTGACAAAATAAGATATACTATGTATAATTATGATAGAATCGAAAATGATATTAATCGATATCTTTCTGATACGTACTTAGATTTTTTTTCAGGTAACAAACTATATAAAAAGGTAACAAATGAATATTAATGAAATTGAGAAATCTGTTAAAGATTGTGTATATTTACAAGACACAATGAATACCGCAGTACATCCTATATGGAGGGGGAATAATTATAACTGGAAACGTGCAATGCTAGTTGAATATGTCGAAGCTATTGACCATCTTAATTGGAAATGGTGGAAACATCAAGAACCTAACTACTATCAAGCATTTATTGAAATGGTTGATGTATTTCACTTTGCTCTTTCAAATGTAATGGAATCACCGCTTAATTTTGAAAGCGACTTATCTAAAAAAATTAGCGAGATTGCAGAGCAAGAATATGTTCCTGAAAATAAACAACAAGCAATTGTAGCAATAGAACATGCTATTAAATGTATATATGCCGATAATGACTCGTTAGATTTAATTGAACTAACGCTTGAGCCTATTTTAATCTCTCATTTATTTTTAGGTTATACTGTTTCTGACTTTTTTAAAGCATATATAGGTAAAAATGTTCTTAATTTATTTAGACAAGCAAATGGATATAAAAATGGATCATATCAAAAACAATGGGGCAATTATGAAGATAACGTATTTTTAGAACAAATTCTTAATGAGACTGAAGTTGTTGATAAAGATGTAATTTTCAATAAACTTCAAGAACAATATAATCATATAACTGTAGGAAGTATGCAATGAACCTTACGCACTTAACATGGAAAGATATTGATACTGCAATTAATAGTATTATTCTTAAAATGTACAACGATAACTGGCGTCCTGATTATATTGTAGGTATTGCTAGAGGAGGGTTACCGTTAGCAGTAATGTTAAGCCATCGGTTGAAAATCCCAATGTATGGATTAGGAATTAGTTTGCGAGATATGGTAGGGTTAGAAAGTAATTTGTGGATGAGCGAGGATGCTTACGGTTATGTTAGTTCACATCCGTTAGTAGAACCTACTATTACTAATGAACGGAAACAAATATTAGTAGTAGACGACATTAATGACACAGGAGCTACATTTAACTGGTTGAAAGATGACTGGCAACGATCGTGTATGCTAGATTCAACTAATGTATGGGATACCGTCTGGGGTCATAATGTAAGATTTTCAGTAATAATAGATAACCTAGTATCAAGTTTTGATGGTGTATCATATTGTTGGAAAGAAATTAATAAAGCTGAAAATAACGAATGGATTGTATTCCCCTGGGAAGATACTTATAAGTAAATTAGGAGATATTATGGCATTTCAAATAAATAAAACAGATCCAATTTTAGGACAAGAAATTCATAAACATTTAGTAAAATGTAATGTAGAAACACCTTTGTCAATTTATGAACTTAACGAGGCTTCAGGTGTTAAAATTGAAAAATTAACACATCATTTTACTGAAATTTGGAAAACAATGGGCCTCGATTTGACAGATGATAGTTTAGCTGAAACACCGAAACGAATGGCAAAAATGTGGGTTTTAGAAACAATGTGGGGGTTAATACCTGAACATTTTCCAAAATGTACAACTGTTGAAAATAAAATGGGTTATGATGAAATGGTTGTTGAGAAAAATGTCAATGTTCAAAGTCAATGCGAGCATCATGGCGTAGTAATCGACGGTTTTGCAACTGTGGCATATATTCCAAAAAACAAAGTGTTAGGATTATCAAAAATTAATCGAGTTGTTGAATATTTTGCAAAAAGACCACAAATTCAAGAGAGATTAACTGAGCAAGTATATTATGCTTTACAATATATTCTGGAAACAGATCATATTGCAGTAGTAATTGATGCAAAACATTACTGTGTTGCTGCTAGAGGTGTTGAGGATACTGGTTCAAGTACAGTTACATCAAAACTTGGGGGAGCATTTAAAACAGATCATAGTTTACGTCTTGAATTTATGAATATCGTAAATAAAACCGCATAAGATAAATATTATAAATGATACGGTGCTTTAAATAATAGTAAAGCACCATTTTATAATTTTAAAATGAGAGGTTTTTATGGCTGTTACTATACAATTACGAAGAGACACAACTACAAATTGGTCTTCTAAAAACCCAATTCTCCACGAAGGCGAAATTGGGTATGATACTTCAGCTAAATTATTTAAAATAGGTAACGGACTTACTGCATGGAATGATCTTACTTATTTTGCAAATAATAATGTTGAAAGTCCAATATATGTTCAAATTACTGATCCAACTATCGATCAAACAATTGCTGATGGAAGTATCTGGATTAATCCAGACGATGCATCACTTCCGCTTGAAGGACCGTCTGCATATGAAGTAGCGGTTAATGGAGGATTTATCGGCTCAGAAGCTGAATGGCTTGCAACATTAGTGGGTCCACAAGGACCTCAAGGTGAACCAGGACCTCAAGGACTTCAAGGACCTCAAGGAGAACCGGGAACTGTAGATACGTCATCGATTAATTTATTCAACGATGTAGATACTGTTACAACTGCCCCGGCTATAGGGCAAGCATTAGTGTGGGACGGTTCTAACTGGATCCCGTCAGAAGTGTCAAACAACAATATTGTTATTTTCAATGACTATTATACGTCACCTGCATCGCAAACATCACCATTCACTACAGGTCTTGCAAATGCAGCAATTGGCGCAGTAGATGCTGCAGATATGGCAGCATTTTCTCAAAATCATCCCGGTATTATTTGTCTTAAAGGAAATACAGGTACTACTTCTGGCTCAAGTGGATGGTTAGGTACTGAAGAAATGTTTAAGTTAGAAGCTAATATGTTGTTTGAAGCAGTTTTTAGGACTCCTACTGACCCTGCTGATTTAGCAACTGTGCGATACACTATAGGTTTTAACGATTCATGGGGAAATATTGATTTTTCCGCAGATGGTGCTACATTTTGGTACGATGGTAGTACAAACATTGGCCAATTTAAAACTGCAAATAACAATTCTAAAACAACAGGTACTAATTCAGTCGGGCTATCTGAAGCAACTTGGTATAAAGTGTCAATATTAATTAACTCAGATGTTACAAGTGCATCATTAGATGTTAGAACTATGGATAATACTAGCATTCTTTCCGAAACAATTTCAAGTAATTTACCAGTAAATACAACAGGCGCACGGGTAGGAGGATGGACTTCTAGATTCGGGTCGTATGAGCCTATTTTATTTTTAGATTACATCAGATTAACTTATCCAGACCCAAGAATTTAATAACACAATTACATAAGGATTTATAAACTATGGCAAATTCACTATACGCAGCGGCACGTCAACACTTTTTACAAGGCGATATTGATTGGATTAATGATAACATTAAAGTAGCATTAGTATCCGGTTCATATATTGGCGGTTCTCAAGGTATTGACAACGATTCAACATACGCTGACCTTGGAGGTAACTTTCTATCAGCGACACAAAACACTGTTACATTAACAAACAAAGCATCTGTTTTAAATTCAGTATTAGGAGTAGCAGTTGCTGATCCAGTAACCTTTACTGCAGTAGTTGCTAATCAAACTATTGCATATTTGGTAATTTTTAAAGATCCAGATGTTGCAAATATCGACGGTCCTCCAGCTGACCCTGCATCTGCTCCATTAATTGCGCTATTTGACTCTGGATACGGTATCGGTGCTGGAACAAATGGTGGGAATATTTTAATTACGTGGGATGTTAATAACGGGTTATTTCATATTTAAGGATTGCTAAATGAATTTATTATCTTACGGATCGAAATTCGACTTATGGAATTACAGAACTACTGCAGGTTCGGCATATGTTGTTACTAGAGATGCTGAGTTAGATCCACTTGGTATAGGCAACATGGCAGACCAAATCGAAGCTCAAGTAGGTTCGTATGGTGGTTTAAAAAATTCAACAGCAATATTAGAACCTAATACTACGTATTATTTTAGTATTTGGATGTATTCCCCAGAAGGTTATTCTGGGGGATTTACTTTTAGATTATATCAAGCAAATACAATCGGTACATTATATGCACAAAATAGTTCAATAACATCTGAGCATAATTTAGTAGGATTTTCAGTTTCAGGTGATAGCTATAAAAATACAATTGTAGGTGATCAAGTAACTCCCAATCCTTGGACAAAATATACTTGGGAATTTACTACACCTGCTGAAGTTGATAACACAGTTCCTACTGAATTTAATATCATGCTAGTAAGTGGTTCTACTAGTAGATATTCAATGTGGGGTGCTACATTAGATACAATATCAGGAGTAGAGTTTCAATATGATAGTATCGAAGAATACGGCATTAACTCATTAATTAGAACGCAGTTGTTTTTTTACCCGTCAATTGACGAATATGATATTAATAACGAGTTAGTTACTACTCCATTTGATCCGCTGAGATTTGGATTTTTGGATTATAACTTGATTAGGGACGGAATTGGATCAGACTTTGCAAAATGGAAGCGAGTTAATTCGCTATGGTATGCAACTACTAGAGACTATGAAGTTGCTCCAGATAATAAATCAAACTTTGCAGATCGAATAGTATCAAGTGCTGGGCAATATGGTGGGTTAGAATATGGTTCTTACATATATGCTAATGTAACATACACGTTTTCTGTATATGTTAAAGCATATAATGCATCTAGCTCAATTAGTTTCAGATATTGGAATAATCAAACCGGTTCTAAGTTTTGGGGAGGAGTTAATAACCCTATAGATTATCCATTTGCATATCAAGCATACTATTCAGTACCCGACGATAGCGAATGGCATAGAGTATATTGGACGTTTACTGCTCCTGCTAATGTAGTTGATCCTATAGATATTTCAAATTGCAAGTATTACATCGATATATCATCAACTTCCGACGTGGCTCTTTGGGGAGCACAATTAGTAGTAGGCAGTTCTCCAATAGTATACCAAGATCAAGTAAATAATTCATATTCGATGTCGTATGCACCGTCAATATTGGATGTATTTCCACCGTCAATTGACGAATTAGATGGTAATGGCGACCCTATAACTACATTATTTGATGTTACTAGATATGCTCAATATAGTAGATTAGGCAAAAATGCAGTTCCTTATGGAAATACATTTGATCGGTTGTCGGATGACGGGTTAGAATATCTATATTCCTATACTAATGTTAATAAAGTTTATCCAAACTTAGTCGAGTCACCTGTAGATCCAGTACTTAACGAGTTTGGTATTGGCAATATTGCTGATTTAATTGAAGGTGTTAGTATCGAAACGGCATCTGGTATGACTGCTGAATGGAAGTCGATAACAGACTTAGTCGAAGGCACAGTGTACACAGTGTCAACATGGATTAAAACTAAGTACTTAAATTCTGTTGCAACATTACAAGTAGGAACATCTGGAAACTGGTTTACAGGATTTGAAGATCAAGCAGCAAACAATGAATTTTCTCATATTTCATGGAAAACTGAAAATGGATCGTTTCAAATAACTGAAAATGAATTATCTGAAGGAGAGATAATCATTACTCCTAGTGTAAATGAAGAACGATCATCACCTGCAGTTATTCCATCTGATAAAAAATTATACGAGCGAGTTGGTGCAGCATTACAATTTACGTCAGCTAACTTTTCATCTGAGATTTTTACATACGATGCTACTGCAAGTACACAAATATCTAGAGATGTATCATTACTTGATGATGTTGACTTATCAGAAGTTGAACTACTAGTTAAAAATTGCACGTTTTTATATCAAGAACATGATCGCAGCATACTTCCATCTCGGTTTGGTGTTGATTTTTGGGGTAAAATTGCAAGTGAATATACTAGAATTAACGGTTATGGTGTTACAGAATGGGCGTATGATGACACAATGACTAGTGAGAACCATGATTTAAAAGGTTGGGGGATTTTATTTTATGATACTACTGGAAGAAAACATATTAAAATTTTTAAACAATTTAATCCATTGCAACATGTATGGTCTGTAGTATCTTATAGCTTTACTCCTCCAGTAGGTTCGGTTAATGTAGCAGATAGTCAAGGAAATGTTAGTTCAGTTACAATCGATGAAACAATGCCGGTAGGTGTTGGAATATTTGTAAAAGGAAAACTTGAGTTTTACGGTGCATTACGATTGTTTGATCAAACAACACACCAATCAAACTATGTATCAACTAACACTAGCACATGGAATCGAGCAGAATTAACATTTACAACAACACGATCTCAAGGTAATCGATTATTTTATCAATGGGCTCCTGGAACTGCAGATCCGTTACGATTTTCATATAAACCAATTCCTCTTAGAATTATTTTAAATCAACCTAGTCAACCGTTAATAGAAGGTAATCCTGATCCAGCATACTTACCGTGGACGCCGTTGTATGCGTCTTCGTATGTATATGGACTAATGATTAACGAAGGTGCTACAGCTGATGCTTATGTACCAGATGAACCTGAACCGTTATCTTATCCTTTTAGTTTTATTGCAAGCAATGCTAAAGCATTTTATCCTAAGATAGACTATATAGGTGATATTGAAATTAAAGTTCCATATATTAAAAGTTGGAATAGAACCCCAAAACATAAACACGGGCAAAATCAAACAGGAAATAGCTGGTACGGTACTAACAATATATTTCTTAACATTGTTAAGCATGCTTCTGGAGGTATTGCAAGAGATGCTGTAGACTATGGCTATTATTTCCCACAAACTACTAAATATTACGGTTGGTTATACCGTGATAAATCTGTAGATGGTAATGGTGTAGATAATTCATTTTCAACATTTGGGACACGCTTAATCTTTCGTAAAATTACATTTAATGCAGGCGAAACTACATTTATTATTGATAAAGATAACGGTGGTGACTGGTATAAATTGTTAAATGATGTGCTATACGATAAACGTATGCTCGGTGAAGGTGTTGCTGAAGGTACTAAATTTGTATCAGCAGTTGAGACTCCATCTACAGTTGTTGCAACTGTTGACACTCCCTTTACAGCAAATAGCATTGATTTAGATAGTAAGCGTCGCAAATATTGGTATATTAAAAAGTTTAGAATTGACCATACAGATGACTTAAATATGGACGACGACGGATATCCTAGAATTATACCAACAGGATATAAGTATTCTATGATGGCTGCTAGAAATTCATCACCTTGGCGTAATATCGGTGCTAGTATGATGATCCCTCCATTTCATCAATCTGGAAGATATGTGTTACGATGGGAAGGGGAAGGGGATATTACTATGGAAAACACTATAGGATTATCAGCGTCGTCGCATCCAGTTACAGAAATCTCAAGAACATCAAACAGCATTACATATTATATCGATTGTTCTGGTAGAACAGCAGATGGCAAAGATGTATATATGGAATACGGCATTGATACTCAAGAAGAACCGGAAATTTTATGGCATTTAACCCAAGCAGGTTTTTTAATCACATGGTTATCTACAAATCCAGCAAATCATATTAGAAATGTTGAATTAGTCGAAGAAAGATACTTAGAGCTATACGACTCTGGTGAAAAATTTTATCCTGAATTTTTAGAAAGACAGGAAATGTTTAAGTGTCAGAGATTTTTAGACTATTCGTGGGCTAACGTGTACCACTTTTGTGCAGGTGATATCTCAATGATGGGTAAGTTAAGTCACGCATCATATGTTAATCAAGGTGTAAACGTACCTCACGAAATTATGATTGAAATATGTAATCGTCTTAAACAAGACTGTTGGTTAAATGTGCCTGTAGCTTCACCTCCTGAATATTATATTCATATTGCTACAATGTTTAGAGATAACTTAGATCCAAGCTTACGGTTATATTTAGAATGTGGTAACGAACCGTGGAACGGTGCATTAGCAACTGGGCAATTTTTAAGTATATATGGTCAAGATGAGAATTTAATATCAGTACTTCCTGAATACGAGCAAACTTCAGGTAATCCTACATATACTGCTTCGTTATTAGGATATGCAAAATACTCCCAATATGTATTTGATATTTTCGATTCTGTATTTGCAGGTTCTAATGGGTTATTACAACCGTATCGCTCATGGGACGATCCTAAACAACAAAAACGTAGATTGATACGGTGTTTAGGGACGTTTGGGAGATACACTACAATTACTGTATGGCGATATGCAAAATATTTTACAAAAAACATTTTAGGGATTCCATATGATGCTATTACAGAAAACGGATATTATTCGGACTTTTTAGAAAAAGAAGTATTAGACTTAGAAAAGTTAGCAGCTCCAGCATTATATCCTTGGACGTTAAATGAAGTAGTACATTATGCGTGGGAAGGATTACATACTAAACTAACATATGAAGATAATCATTATTATGAAATTTACAAAGTTGTAAATGAAGAAACTGGAGAAAATGTTTTTGGGTTAGACACAGACGGTGATGTTATCATTCCATCGTTTACTATGTATGAAGGTGGTTTAGGATGTCCAGGCCCTTCGGCCACATTGCTTTATAATATAATGAGATTGTTATGGGAGGAAGACGGTGTAAACACAATTTACCATATTTACTCCGAAGCGATTGAATGGTGGATTAATTTGGTGAAAGATCATCCAAAATCAGACGAATGCGTATTTTTAAATTGGAAAAGTCCTCAACAATACGGTCGAACTGATCAATGGGCAATTACACCAAAATCTAACTATACAGAACCCGAGTATTATTCATTTCCTAGAGTCAGAGCATTTTATGAGGAGGCAAAAATTATGAGTTTACCAGTAGTTGAGTTATTTGGAAGTAACTATTATCAATCAAAACCAAAAGTTAAAATTAATAATCAATGGGTTGATATTAGTAATGTAAATATGCGACAAAATAATATGTGGATGCTTAGACCGGCATACATTATTAAATATCGAGCTAATAATAATTGGAATTAGAAAAACTGTACATCTATATTAGATACTTAATTAAAAAATACGCTTTTACAATAAAAGCGTATTTTTCTATATTAATTTATCCAGTTGAGCGTAAAACCCCGAACTTCAGGTCGGGGATAAGAGCGAATTGATAAATATCCTTATGCAACGATTGAAATATAAGTATAGATTATTTCCTAATAAAACACAAGAACAACAATTAAATCAAATTGTCGGCTCTTGTCGGTTTGTTTATAATTTTTATTTAGCGATGGAATGGAAATGAGAATAGCAGAGCTTATTATAGAAGCATTAGATCTTGAAAATAAAAAATGGATAGATGAACAATTATCAGAACTAAATTACAGTCCTTCACAATGGGATGATATATTTGGTAACGAAGATCGAATCTATATTCCTATATCACCGTATCAACCAAATGACGATGTTGTACATGCTTTGCAGGATGCAGGGTATTTTATTACAGACTATCAAAAAGGTTTAGCAGTTGAATCAGCTAAAGATATTAAGATGTCATTAGAAAAAGTTCTTAATAAGGATAAAAAAACTCTAAAGTTGTATCATGACGATCCTGCTAGAACTAACAAAAATCTAATACCAGATCCTTCTGTAATATTAAAAATCAATAAGATGAACTTTGAATTAGTGGATTATCAAAAAGGAATTGTTAAAAAACTATCAAACCCTCGTGTTGTAAAGATAGGTAGTATTTTAAAAAATGTAATTAAAGATCAGTCGTTACTGCGTAAATTTGAAACAGATCCATTAGTTAAAAATAAAAGTCAGGCTAAACAACTTGTTGTTATATCAAGAAATAAATATGATGTTGCAGAAATGTCTACAGGGAAAAAATGGGAATCATGTCTTAATTTGGACACAGGATCAAATGCTAAGTATATTCCAACTGATATTGCAGAAGGTGTTATAGTAGCATATTTAATCGATAATGATGATATAGCCCTCGATGATCCACATGCACGTATAGCAATTAAACCGTTCATTAATGAAGATGACTATACTATTGCATTCGGTGCTCATGATAGAGTTTATTCAAAACATGGTTCTTATCCAGAAGAGTTTGTAGATATCGTTGTAAATTGGGTTAATTCAGTTAACGAATCAAGAAAACTAGATGGTGTTTTTTACCTAAGCAAAAACGTATATAATCATAATGAATTTAACTCTACAATTAAACGACTAGGTTCGGCAGCAACTACTTTTGATAGATATGGCTCAAAATGGAGAAATGTCCCTTCGGCAGAGTTAAACGAAGATTACTTAACTTCAGTAGTATATAACAATCCTAATATGCTTGTTAAGTTGTTTTCTGAACTACCTGATAAACTGCTTTCAAGTTTAGTAATCAAATTAGCCGATTCACTTGCAAGTTTTGACGAGTATTCTAGTATTTTGTATGTTATTAAAACAGATTTATTACCTTCTAGTGAAAATATAAAAAAACTACAGCCTGTTATTAACGCATTTAAATACTATTTTTATATATATCTCCCAGACGATCAAAAAACTAATGTTGATACTATAAAAGAGTATTTAAGCCATTCGGGATCATTATCTGAAGTTCCGTTAGATACACTACCAAAAAACCAGCAAAATAAAATAATCGCATTTGCAGTGTCAAAAGGTATTATACTATTATCTGATCTGGATGAAAAGTATTTTAATTATATTACTGTTAAAAATTCATTAAAACGAAATGCACATAATTTATCAATAATTCCGCACGACACTCCTAGGTACATGGCATTAGCAGCATATGCGATAAAAAAAGATCCATCATGTGTAAAACATCTTAACGATGATATTTCAGATAAAGAACTTAACGAATTAATAATGGATGTGCTAGTACATTATTACCATTCAGTTCTTGGGTCTTTTAATTCTCAAGTATTATATGACAATCTTTCTGAAAAACATCGAACTAAATTTGTTTGTCAAGCAATATTCTATTCTTTACTAAAGAATGGTCGTTTCGGCTCAAGTTTTTCAGTATTAGCTAAGAATCAAAATTCATGGAACAAAACTAATGCAAGTATGTATCTGCAAGTAACTCGCGACGTATCAGCAATTCCTAAAGAGTATGTTACAGAAGACTTGCTGATTAAATATATTGAAAATGGAGGGTCGCCTCATTATGCATCAATTAAACCATACATAACAAAAAACATTCAAGTTGCGTTAGTGAAAAAGTGGTATGGAAACATAGCATTATTCCCCCAATCTAACGAGTTACAAATGCTTGCGACACAGTCACTTTTAAGTATGTATAGTACTCCTGCATGGCAACAAATATATTCTGGAACTAAAATTATTTACAATGATCCTGTTAATAAATTTTTAGACCTTTTAACTCGTCCTGTTAGCAATGAAATCTTTGAGTTAATTGAACGTACTATTCCCAATATTATTATTAACAGGCATAATCGTTCGGTGTCACTTAATCAATATAAAATAGACTTTGATAAGATTAAGAAGAATCCTAGGCATATAAACACAGTACTGTCTACACAACCGTATTATGCAGAATTAGCTAACTATGCAGTAATTAAAGAGCCTAGTTTAATCAATAACCAAGACGTTAATAATGCAATTGATGAAAGTACCGCACTAGAGTTAGTTCAAACTAATCCTAAATTGTATCACAAATTAACCTTAGCAATGCAAAAGAAAATTAAACAAAACGATCAACCATTACCTTAATAAACCTTTGACTTCTACTATTAATAGTGTTACAATATGTTATATATTTGTAACACTATTAAGGATCTATTCATGACACAAAAACTTCGTTATACAGAGTGCTTTTATTCAATTCAAGGTGAAGGTCTGCATGCCGGTGTACCTAGTGTATTTTTACGTACATTCGGGTGCAACTTTAGATGTCAAGGTTTTGGATTACCTCGAGATACTAAAAAACAAAAATATAATGCAGAAGTTAAATCACTCCTTGATAATAATATATTGTCAAACATAAATACCTTTGAAGAGTTGCCAATTATAAAAACAGGTTGCGATACTTATGCTAGTGTATATCCTGAATTTAAAAAGTACGCAACCGATAGTACAGTAGATGAATTAGTAGACAAGTTAATATCGTTAACTCCAAATAACGATTGGGTAACAAACGACGGGCAAGACATACACTTAATAATTACAGGTGGTGAACCGTTATTAGGATGGCAAAAAATCTACATTAGCTTGTTTAATCATCCAAAAATGAAAAATTTAAAAAATGTAACATTTGAAACTAATACAACACAACGATTACATCAAGAATTTAAGGATTACCTTAATGATCAAACGAAAATTAAAATCACTTGGAGTTGCTCTCCAAAACTATCAGTTTCCGGTGAATGTAGAACTGATGCTATTAGGAACGATGTTGCTTTTGAATATTATAGTGTTAATAACAGTAACATGTATTTTAAATTTGTTATTATGGATAGCAACGATGTTAACGAAGTTATTTCAGCAATTGAAGACTATCGTAGTGTAAATATTAATTGCCCAGTGTATGTTATGCCAGTTGGAGGTAGATCAGAAGAATATTCTTTTAATTCTACTACAGTTGCTAACATTGCTTTGCAAAATGGTTGGCGATATTCTCCAAGATTACATATTGATTTATTTGGAAATGCGTGGAACACTTAATTTAATGAGAATAATATGAATTTATTAAATAAACTTTTTAAACCTAAAAAAACTAATACTTGTAAAGATCGAATTGAAACAGAACTCGATAAAAAAGAAGCATTTAGCAAAGAAAAAGAGATTGCTACAAAAAATAAACAACCTTGGGTTGCAGTATTAGACACTCATATAAACGAAGATAACATTAAAAATGGGTTTTTTGAATTAGATTGGAATAATGAATTTATTGAAGTTTTGATAGATGCTGGTTATACTGGCGAAACAAATGAACAGATTGTTGAAAAGTGGTTTAAAGATATTATCTTACAAATATTAGAAGAAACAAATCAAAGTTCAGATCGTAATATAGGCTCACTTAATATATCGTCAATTTTATAATTAAACAAACATAATGAATACATACATTTTATTGGATACTAGTAATTTATTTTTTAGAGCTCGGCATGTTGTTCGAGGTGATATTGACACTAAAGTGGGAATGGCTCTTCATATTACATTCTCTAGCATTATTAAAGCATGGAAAGAATTTAAAGGAAGTCATTTAGTTATATGTTTAGAAGGGCGTTCGTGGAGGAAGGATTTTTACGAACCATATAAACGTAATAGACAAGAAACTCGTGATGCAATGACTGCCCAAGAAGCTGAAGAAGATAAGATATTTTGGGAAATTTATAACGAGTTTACGTCGTTTATGAATGATCAATCAAATTGCACAGTTCTTCAGCATCCAAATCTCGAAGCAGATGACTTAATTGCAGGATGGATACAACATCATCCCAATGATAACCATGTTATAATTAGTACAGACGGCGATTTTATTCAATTAATTGCACCTAATGTAAAACAATATAATGGCGTTAATAATACTACAATTACACACGAAGGATATTTTGACGAACTTGGTAATGCTGTAATTGACAAGAAAACTAATCAAGCAAAAGAAGCACCTGATCCTGAATGGTCATTATTTGAAAAATGTATACGCGGTGACACATCTGACAATGTTTTTTCTGCTTATCCTGGAGTCCGAAAAAAAGGAACAAAGACAAAAGTAGGTCTGTTAGACGCATTTGATGATAGAAAAAATAAAGGGTTTACATGGAATAATTTAATGTTGCAAAAATGGGTAGATCATAATGGAACTGAACATAGGGTATTAGACGATTATAACCGAAATGTTATATTATGTGATTTATCTGCACAGCCTGATAATATTAAAGAAATTATCAATAATAGTATTTCTACTGTAGAGCCTAAAGCAATTTCACAAGTAGGTATTCGCTTTATGAAATTTTGTGCTAAATGGGACTTGCAAAAACTTTCAGATCAAGCTCAAACAATTTCTGAAAGTTTAAACGCAAAATATATTAAATAAGCTTACTAGGAGATAGCAAGTGCAAGAGTGTGAACCATTAAATACTATTCCTATTCAGCAGTTTATACAAAAAGTAAAAACTGCTGATTTAAGTCGTGCAAGAGATGTTAATTTAGATATCAATGCTGCTAAGAGTTTAGCATATACACTAGGTATAGTAATGAGTAGATTAGAAGGTTCTTTAGAAACATTAGTTGCATCTTCATCTAAATCTTCAGATGAAGTGTTTGAAATTAGATTAGATCGGGGGAGCGATTGGAAATAAATACTTATTTAGTGAGAAGTGTATGGTTAATTGGAAAAGAATTTATACTAAATTATTTTTAGAACAATTAGGATTGCCTACTACAGACGACTCTATTAAACAGTATACTTACGAATGGTGGTATAACATTCGCAATAGAGGAAATGTAGGGTTACGATTAACCGACAACGGTCTTTCAGTTATAAAAAAACTAGATATAAAAACATATGAGTTACCATATCCAAAAGATATACCGATAACTCCTCAAATACTAGTATTTTTAGATAAACTTATAGATTGTCCGTATTTTTTAACAAAAAAATCTATTGTTTTAACTAATGAAAGAAAAACTGTTGAAATTGCGTTATTTGCAAACAACTTGCAACGATATGGAATTGTTAAGGCTATGTCGTTGAAAGCTTAATTTTTATGATGAAAGTAAATCCAATTCAATGTTTTAATGCTAGACGAGTTATGTTTTTACCAATACACTTTCATAGTATTGACATAAATATATCGCATAGTATGTCTGTTGACAGTTGGATTTTAAATAACTTAAAGAATAGATATTATATTGGAAAAGCTGTATCAATGATAGATGGGAAGTCTAAAGTGCATCTTAAAATTGCATTCGAAGATAACCGAGAACTTTCTTTATTTGTATTAAAATATTGTAGTAGTAATCATTGATATCATGCAAAATAGTAATATAATAGTTATTGAAATACATAACAAACCTAAACAATAAATACAAAGGAGATTTTAATGACAACACAAGAAACAAAAGAAACTACTAGTTCTGCACAAGAATCTAACCAAAACGCTACTGCAACTAATCAAGGATCAGACATAACTATCCAAGACTTGCAGTCGTTAAAAGCTATTATTGATGTAGCAAGCCAGAGAGGTGCATTTAAACCGACTGAAATGGTGTCAGTTGGACAAACTTATGTTAAATTGGATAATTTTTTAACAGCAGTAATTGAGCAACAACAACAAAATAAACAACAATAAGAGGATTTGATTTATGTTATTAAAACATGTAGGTCGTATGGTGAAAAATAAACGCAGGGTAGTAGTTGCGTATCATGTAGTACCCAACGAACCAACGTCATCGATTGTTATAACTACTGAAAACTTAATGGCTGATGAACACGACAGCTTAATGAAATTAGTAGAATCGCCTGCAGGACAACAAGTGCAAGATTTAGCTATAGCAATGTCTAGAACACCGTTGCCTGATGGGTCTAATATGCTTGCAAGATTTCATAGTACTGGTAAAATGGTTAAAGTAAAATCGTCCGATGTAGAAATGACTCCAACTACTACTTCGACAATTTTATTAAGTGAGTTAAATCAGCTGATTGCTGCTAAAAAAGGGGTAAGTGTTGCAGACTTAGCACTTTCTGATCCTTCTGGTAAAAAAGAAAAGCCAAGATCTTTACCACCGATGAACTTCCCAAAAGAAGAACCTGTTGCAAATACTGTAATAGCAGAATCAATGCCTGATGTATTATCTGATGAACAAATTGCAACTAGATTAAGAGCACAAGCAGAATCTTTATTAAAAGAAGCAGAGTCTCTTACTAAACAAGCTGATGAATTAAGTCCTACTTTAGTAAAACCTAAAGTAGTTGCAAAAAAACAAAATTCTGCTCCTAAACCCAAAACAACTAGAGCAAGAACTAAGAAAAATGAGCAGAGCACTTAATCAAGAAGGAAAACTCCCTAAAGAAATTATCGATCAATGGCCTGAAATTTTTAAGGATATTGAAATTCGAGCTATTCCTATAAAATACGTGGATGTACTCCACGTATCTTTTGAAAATGGCGAACAATGGACAATCGATTTAACTAAACCTGAAAACTTTGATGAAGATGAAACTGTAGAAGATGCTATCGAAGAGTTTTTTTATAATTACAGCGACTATATTACTAATGTAGAATTTGATATTAATACTACAAAAGTAATCAAAGATGTTAAAGTAAGGACTCATAAATTCTTTAAGAAAAGAAAATGATCTTTTGTATCTGTTTCTAGTTTATTTGAAATTCTGATAAATATTATAATATAAGATATTCCAGGAGTTACTATTATGGCGTTACGTCTAAGACGAGGAACAGATACAGAACGACAATTAATTACACCGTTAGAAGGTGAATTGATTTATACAACAGATACAAAGAGATTACATGTAGGAGACGGGTACACAGCAGGCGGTGTAACAATGTCTGCTTCGTTAATAGGAGATACTTCTCCAACTCTAGCATCAGATATGGATCTTAATAACCAGACTATTGGAGGTTCTGGTAACATTGATATTACCGGTAATATTACTATTGATGGAGATTTATCTGTGTCTAACAATACTACAGTTAGCACATGTAATATAAATCATTTAATTATGCCCGTAAATAGCATCATACAATTAGAAGGTGAAATAGCTTCTAATTTAACCCCACAAGCTTCGGAAATATATTCACTAGGTTCTGATACATTACAGTGGGGAGTAGGTTTTATTAAGAATATAAATAGCATATCAGTGTTGTCAGATGTAATAAAAGTACAAAATGCTATAGTAAATAGTGCAAATACTGTATTGCTCGATGTTGCAGAATCGGCTGTAATTGTAGAAAGTGTCAATTCTAATAGTGTAACAACAACTAATATAAATTCTACGCAAATATCTACTGACTCTATTAATACATCAGATTGTACTACACTATCATTAATTTCGGAAAATTTAACTTCGAACGAAATTAGTGCTACTACAGCATCACTATCCTCGTTAACTTCGAATATTATCAGTTGCACATCATTAATTGCAGATGAAATTTCATCGCAAAATATAATTTCAACAGTTAAAGGAAATATTGTTGACGACTTAGATAACATTATAGTTGATTATATTAATAAAAATATTAATGTGTCTAATGCTACAATTACTGGAGAATTATTATTTTCCAATGAAATTCAAAATTTTAATTCTGGATTTAAAGTAGCTATTTATGATCTTCAAGACAACTTAATGATTGACCATTACAATAATATTGGTACATTTAATCAATTAATTGTAAACTCAAATTTAATATCAGATGGCTTAATTTTAGGTGATATAAAAGGCAATGTAATAGGTGATGATTCTTCAATTATTATAGATGTTATGTCAGGTGATGCAGTATTTAACAATTTAACTATCACCGGTACATTAAACTACTCATTAGGAATAACATCTGACGTTATCGGTGAAGATTCAACTGCTATTATTGATTCCACTACTGGAAATATTGTTGCTAATGATTTGACTATTAACGGTACTGTTAATGGTATTTTGTCAGGCGGTGGTGCTTAACATTAAACATATTAATTACGTTCTTAGGTGATTATTTAATCACCTAAGAACGTTTATCTACTTATACTATGATTTTTGCTCTATATAGAATCCTCCTACTGCATACGAAACTGATGTGGAGTATGCAGCAGTTTTTGCATTAGGTATTGTAACTCCAGAAAAATAAACTGAACTTACTCCTGATACCTTTTTTGAACCTATAATTACTGTTCTGTTTGAATTTTCATCATCAAATGTTGTTGTTGTGCTATTAGTCTTTGACCGTATAATATTTCTAGTAAATCCGCTACCTAATGTTGCACTAGTAGTGCTACAATCATCTATTGCAATTGTTATTACAATAAGGTATGTCTTGCTTGTCGATAGGCCAGTAATAGTTCCACTTCCAAATGTATCCGAAGCAGTTGATATAATTCCAGTGCCAAAACCAAACTGCCCTCCTCCAGATACTAAATTTGCATCACGTACTACAACCGCAGCATGAGATACTCCTGAACTAGCAAGTCCTGATATCGATGTAATAGAACTTGTTAACGCCCTATATGCTATCCCCCAACAAACACCTGTTGACCCAGCAGTACCGTCTTGTCCAGCATCACCAGCAAAGTATGTAGGAATTTTTATAGTAGTTTCGTCAGATGCTCCAGCGTATACAACTGCATCATTTGCACTTGCTGTAACAGAAAGAAAAGTTAGATCATTTACTGAGCTTGAGCTAACTATTCGAATATCGTACGATGGAGCAGTATATGTTACTGATACAGTTTTCACTGCGTAAATTGTTGTTATTGAATTAAAATTAGTTACTGTTATAAGACTGTCAGTTGTTTGAGTTACGGTTGGAAATGTAAGAGTGACCGTTTTTGATCCACTAGAATTTAATGTAACTGCAGCAGCATAAACACTATCACGATAAACTTTAACAGTAGTGCTTGCTGTTCCAGTGATAGTATATGTTGCTGATCCTCCGCTAGGCACCGAATTTGATCCAGATATTGACCACGATGCATTAACTGTTACCGAATAAGTAGCTACTGTTGTTCCAAGAATATCATATACATACAAGGTATACGACCCTGTAGTAGAAGGCAACGTGCCGGAAACTGTATCTGATCCAACACCGTTTATATTTGCAGTACCTGTAGTACCAGTATCATTTAATACCGAAGTTGCTGTTGCAGAAGTACGTAACCTTACGCTAAAATATTGGCCCGACGGCCCTGAAACAGTCCATGATGCACTAGAACCAGTTTGTCCACTAGATGTTCCAGATACTGTCCAAGGAACATTTAATATAGTAAACGACGACGACGCAAGAGACGAAGATGTAGTAGTTGTTGATGTTGTTAAGTAAATATAATTCGTAGAATTAGAAGAAACTAATGGAAAAGCTGCAACTGTAGCAGTAGCACTACCTGCTGTATTTGTAGCAGTATACCCTTTATAAGTCGATGAACTTAATGTTGTACCTATTCTATAATACACTGTAGTGCTAGGTGGTCCTGAAATATAAAATGTTCCCGAAGTAGCTTCATACGCAGAATACGGACTATTTACCCCCGGACCGTACACACTCCACGATGCAACATAATTAATAGTAACTGATTTTGAAGTTAAACTTGATGATGTAGTTGTTGACGAATTAACAATCCAAATATAAGTAGTTTGCGTGCTAGTCACTGATGGAAAACTAACACTAATTGAAGCTGATCCAGAGCTATTCGTTGTAAGAGATCCTTTGTAAGTTGAGCTCGATAAAGTACTACCTAATCTCCAATATGCCGTTGTGCTATTTGGTCCAGTGACAGTATAAGTCGACGACTCTCCACTATTTACCGAGCTTGAGCCTGAAATTGACCACGACACCGGAGCAACATACGTTATATACACATTAACTGATGCTTTTTGAACATTGTTTTCATAGATATATAATGTAACATTACCAGACGATGTAACCGTCGGTGCAGATACTGAGAAACTAGCTGTTCCTGAAGTATTAGTAGTGCCTGATCCTGATTTTGTACTCCATGAATATGTAAAACTTCTTGAAGCAGCAGGAGATACCGACACAGAAAATGTTGTCGATGTTCCACCATATACTGTAGACGGTGACGATTTACTTACTGACCACGAATATGTAATTACTTGTGTAGTAATAGCTAATGTGCGATAAGTTGTTGCTGTTTGCCCAGTTGAACTAATAGCTTTAACATGCCCGTAGATAGTTCCTGCTGAGCTTGCACTATATGAAGCAGATCCATTAATATTTCCATTGATCCAACCTGTCGTCGGTGTTGTTGCGGAAGATGTTAACGCATATTGCACAGATGATGCATTTGAGGTTGTCCACGATAATGTAGACGATGAAGGAGATGCATTAGTGTATATTGTAGAATTATTCCATCCTATTGATGTTATCGACGGTGTTATTGCTTGTACTGTAACTGTTACTCCGCTCGACGATGCTACTAATGTACTATATCCGGCATCGGTGTATACATATAAGTAGTATGTTCCAACAGTTGTCATTCCTTTAGAAAAGGAAGTTGTATTATTAGAAGGCATAGTTCCTGATCCCGAATACAATGCAGAAGCAGAGGTACTTGTTGCAATTTTATAATAGTACTGACTACCACTTTGACCGGTGATTGTAAATGTTGCTGAATTATTCTGAGTTACACTTGACGGACTAACTGATGCTCCCCATGAAACTGCTGATGTTACAGTTAATGTATCATAAATTACTGTAGTTCCTTCTACACGTGATTCACTAGCAGATACACTTACATGAATATAAATTGTACCAGTAGTGTTAGGAACTTGAATAGATGTAGTTTGTGTCCTGTCGTTAGGCATTGTAAGTTCAGTAGTTAACAATGTTCCAGATGCTGTTTTAGACGTCGATGTTGTCCACCTTAAATAATATTTCTGTCCTTTTGGTCCGGTTACTGTTGCATTTATAAAACTTCCTGCAATTACTGACGATTCTGCAATGTTAATAGTCCACGGCACATTTGTAATATTAAGTGTAGATACATCGTATGAAGTAGTGGACGAAGCATCGGCAAATATATGGACATACCGAGTAGTTTCTCCATCAGTACTAGATATAGTAAATTCTTTAGTACCGTCGGCTTGAGTAGTCTGCTCTGTGCCATTTGTAAAATCAGTTAATGTTTCAGAATCACTTGTTTTACTATAAAATGTTGTATTCGGAGAGCCGGTAACTGTAAATAAGGCTGATTCAAATTCGTAAACAGTTATTGTATCGGGAGATAATGTCCATTGAACCTCTACATTATTTACAGTTACATTTACTCTATCTACTTCAACTGTTCGATTAGCATCATTGTATATAATCATTGGAATAGTAGAATCTGTAGTAACTAACGGAGATTTTACAGTAAGTCCTGTTGCTCCTGCACTAGATGTACTACCTGATCCTTCAACAGTTCCCCATGTGTACCAAAAATTTCTTGCAGCAGGTGGACTTACAAGAACACTAAAACCGCTATCTGTGTCTTCATCAACAGTAGATTGATCAGCAGCTACTGTCCATTCTATATCAATTATAGGTATAAGACCAGTACTTGCTACTTTGTTAGTATACGCACTATCAGTAAAAAATTCAATGTTTAAAGATTCATTCTCAGTAACTGTATCTAATACTAATGTCCGAGATAATACGTAAATGTTATTGTTGATACTAAATGATCCGCTATTTGCATTATCACTGTAATCGTCTGCTTCAGGTGATATAGACGTACCGGTAAAATCTTTCCAGTATATAATAGTTCCGTTTTGTACATTAGTAGTTGTCAAGGTTATCTCAATTGATTCTCCTTCAACTACTTCCGTTTTATTTGTTGTTACAGTATAAGTCTGAACTAAATCAGAAATAGAAATAGATATTGAATCTTCGTTATTATCTAATGATAATAACAATGTCTCATTTTCATCTGAAACAGAATCTGTACTAATTGGTATAGTAATATTCCCTTCACCTGTGCTACCAATTGTAAAATTTCCAGTTAATGATATTCCAATATCATCGGTTGTAACTCCGGTAATAGTATATGGAACTGTAGTATTTTGTGAAACCCCAGTAGTTCTTAATGTAACTGCAACACTGCCACCTTCATTTACAACAGTTTTATCAGCAGATAGCCTAAAACTTTGCGACTCGGCAAATTCATTTAAACCTTTTTCAGTTGTATATTCTGGAGCTGCAATTATAACCCGATCAGTTGATATATAATGTTGTATTTTACTAGTTAATGTTCCATCAACATTCACATCAAAATCGCCAGATGCAAAGTCGTTAAATTCAACTTTAAAATAAATTTTGTTAGTGCCGTTCGAGTATGCAGAAATTTTATAAAAATTACCAGCATATGTTCCAGTACCTGTTGTGTAAGTATAAATAGTTTGGTATGTAGTTGTTAATCCATAATTGCCAATATTTGAACCTTGCCCGTTACCTGATAACGATGCTGTTGAATTATAATTAAATTTAACTATTCCTACTTGTTCGCATAATGTCTTCCAACTAGTACCTTTATCAGATAACGATGTTCCTGTATTTGTAGCACTAAATCTAATTTGACCACCTGAGTTGAAAAAATGCCTTCTATGATTTTCATCTTGAAATGTTACTGAAAATTCATGATATATAGAATCATTCCATGAAACTGATCTTGCACTTGATAACACATCTTCAATTTTTGCTTGAGTCGTATCTATTAAGAATTTATCCGCTTCAATTGATGACATTAATCTTTCATAGTCTAATATACCGTTATATGTACCTTCTGGATCTGCTGATTGTTGCCCGGAATTGTTCACAAAATAACTAGTTTCTTCGGCAATAACATTTAAATTTTCATCAACATTAGTTAAATTTGAAAATGTTCCAACTTGATGAATCCGCATCCTAATTAAATCCGCATACATATTGTTTAAGTGGTCAGCATCTACGATATCAGTAGTACTTACTTGCGAACTAGCAAGTGTTTGACCGTACCCTGATTGACCTGATCCTGTTCCTAGAATATTTGCAATTCGTGTCTGCAATTCATTAATTCGGTTTGCGGTTATATTAGCCATGTTAAATCCTTATAATATATTATCAGTATTTATCAGAACAACTTGTAATTTAGAAGTATATTAAGATAATGTATTTTACAAACTATCCAGTTATATAAAATGTTTCTGTAGCTACTTGTGAATTTTTATCGCCCTCAATGGTTACTAAATATGCTGTTAATGTTATCCTGCCTTCAGGCACTTCGTCAGATCTTGCGGTTAATGTAGTTGTTGCAACTGCAGATGTTGATTGATTTACTTTTACTTCTGATTGCGGGAAGGTTTTTTCAAATGTTGCTTCGCTAAAAATATGTGGGTATAATAAATTGCGATCGCTTCGAGTTGTCCAAGCAACACTTCCACTATGTATAAATTCTAAACCTACTGCTGCAGGATTAGAACTAGAAACAGCTCCATTATCTCCGTTAACTGGTAAATTTCCTGCAACTACTTTAACATAATTCCACCCTGCTGGTAAAACAACCGAACCAAGATCATTCCAAGCTGTAAAATCACCAAATGCTGCAACCTCTGTATTGTTAACATATACTCGTGTAGCATTGTCAACTGCACCGTATAGTCGTCCTGTAGTACTAACGTCACCATAATACCACCATGTAAATGTTTGCGATGCAAATCCCTCAACAGGTGTTGTAGATTTTCCATTTTGCCATATACCTAAAGTTTGCATTTTAGATGGCCATTCAGATGATTGATGAGTAGCAATAGGATACTTTGACGGGTAAGCATGATTAGAACTATTTGCTTCGATTAACAAATATAAGTTTGCGTGCGGATTATTTCGGTGTGTTGCTGAAAAGGTTATAGTGTTTCCTTCGTTGAAATATTTGTTAGTTCCAACAGATAACTCATAATATGGATTAGCTGGCGGAGGGGGATTTCCAGAACCGACAATTTCTGTAGTATCAAGATCGTCAGTAATAGGGCCGGTTTGATCCACACACGAAAATCCTATTGTTTTACCAATTTCCGCAGTGGACGATACAGATACTTCAACATCAATGTACCCATTACCAGAAGAGTCAGTATCAATTGACTGATCTAAATAATTGCCATTTTCCATAGATGGATCTGTAGTATAATCACTAATGTATACTGCATCGTTTGTAGCTGCAACAAACCTGAAAAAACGGTTAGATACTGAAGTATTTCTACTAGTGTGATTTTCAACACCCCATCGAACAGTATAAGATCCTCCTTGTGATATAGTATCTCTTGATGCTCTAACATACCAATTTATAACATCAGGAGGGGGTGGTGAGGGAGAAGGAGGAGGAGAAGGAGGAGGAGTAATTATAACTGGCTCTTCAGAAGCATAAATGCCTGAATTTGCTTTAATTGTTACACCGTCTGCATTTGTTGCTTCGGCCCATCCCCATATAGTTCCTTCTGTAGTTGTATTGTATGATGCACTACCGTTAACTACTGTTGTAGGGGTCCAAGAAGTAGGTTCAGAAGATGTGTTAAATACAAATCCATATCTAACAGAAACTGCATTAGTAGTAGACCAATTAAAAATTGCTGCATCACCTACTTCTACAGCACCGTCTGTCCAATAAACAGCTATAGTTGGTAATCCTGCAGCTTGATTTTGAATATTTATAGTTGCATATCTTTGTTGTGTTTCATCTTTACTATTATATGCAATAGCATGACCGTACCATCTTCCTGATTCTGGAGGAGTCCACAGCGTACTGCCGTTTACGGTATTTGCACGAGTCCAAGATGTAGGATTCGATGCTGAGTTAGTAATAGCATATCGAACAACAGTAGTTGACTCGTTTGTATCCCATGAAAGAGTAACAGCAGTTCCTACTACTCCTACAGTAGTACTCCAACTAACATTAATTTCAGGTGGAGGGATAGTTAAGCTTGTATCGTTAATTACTACGTCCGGAGATACTGCAAGAACTTCTCCAGAAAACGAACCACTTCTCAACTCAAGTATGCAAGTTTCAGATCCATCAGTAGTTAAGTCGTTTTTAACTTTTCGACTTACTGATCCAGTGTTATTAACAATAACAACTGTGCCAGAAATTACACCATCATCAAAATCTGCTGCTTCTGATGTACCGATATCAGTCCAATATAAAACTGTATTGTTTACAATATTAGTAGTAGTAATAGTAAAAGTAACAGTATCACCTTCACTTATTGCTGTTTTGTCAGGAGAAATGTTATAAGTAGGTGGTTCTGTTGTATTTTCTAATACAACGCTTACCGATGCTTTGTTGTTGGTTAAAGTTAGGGTTAAAGTTTCATCATCTTCAACTTCTAAGTCATTAGAAACTTTTATATCAATCGAATCATATTCTTGTTCAATGACAAACGATCCACTCAACGGTGATTGAATATCACTTGTTGAAATCCCTGTAATTGTATAAGGTATCGGTGTTAAATTTGGAACACCGGATGTTCTTAATACTATAGTAAATGTTTGCCCTTCACGCACTCTAGTTGAGCTTGGAATTAACTTATATGTTTGCGGCTCTTCGAACGAATCTAACGATGCTACATTTCTATATGCCGGTGAAGGCACAGTAACTTCTCCTGTAGCTCTATATTGTCGAACAGTGCTAGTTATAACCCCGTCAACATTTGCATCAAATTCTTCTTCAACAACATCACTAAATTCTATCTTAAAATATACAGAATTAGTATCGTATAATTTTGCATATATTGCATATTTGTTATTAACATAGTTACCAGTAGTGATTGTATTAGAAAAAATAAGTTGATAAGTAGTAGTTAAATCAAAAAAACCAATATCAGTCGGTATTCCTTCCTGAGAACCTTCTGACGTAGTAAATCCATGATTAAAGATTATAGTTTTACTATCATTACACAATTGAGCCCATCTAATTCCTTTAGCAGATGATGCTCCAGTAATGTTAGCATCAAACCGAATATCTCCACCCGAATTGAAAAAATGTCGTCTATGATTGCTATTTGTAAATGTTGCAGATACTTCGTGATATATAGTTCCGTTCCACGAACGATACCGGGTACTTGTTATTCCGTTTTCCAATGATCCTTGTGTTTCGTGAATTAAAAATCTGTCAGAAACTACTAAATTAATTAAAGTTTCGTAATCAAGTATTCCTTTAGTTTCACTGTCTGGATCAATTTCAAGATCACCGCCATCTGTAATAAAATTACTGTCATCTTTTCCTACTAAGTTTAAGTTAGAAGTAACTTTATCTATAAGTATTTCTGATACACCAATTTGATGAGTTCGAATAACTTTCAAATCGTCGTACATTTGATTAAGATGAGATGCAAGTATAGTGTTGTTAGTATTATCACTTCGGTTAACTTGAAAGCTACGGACTTGTTGTCCGTAGCCTTTGTCACCTGCTCCAATTCCTAAAATTAAATCAATATTTGTTTGAAGCTCGTTTATTTTAGCAGCAGTAATTTCATCCATTATACTTTAAGTACGCATTCGACTAACTTTTCTTCGTCATTTAAATTTGTTTCCAATGCTACACCAACTAACGGTCCTTCACCGTTAACTTCGCAAACTCCATCACGTGCAACACTAATTTTTTGACCTTTTGTCACAGGACCTATTACTCGAACAGGTACTCGACCTTTTAATGCAATAGCTTGTCCAGTTATATCAGCATTCATTAAGTACGCAGGATTTTCTGATATAACACCTATTACAATCGATGTGCAATCTGCAGGACATGCTTCATGTACAGAATGCTCACAAATTGCCATCGCTGTTCCTACTGCGTATTCAACTTCAGTTGTATATTTTTCTGCTAAGTCAGCATATCGTGCTTGTGTTGCTGTTCCTTTGAACAATACTGCAGAAATATCTCCATTACTATCTCTAACTGCTACTGTTTCTGGCGTAGCAGACGTAGATGCCGGCATGTTAACAGAGCCTACTCGCAATGCAATTGCTGAATCTGCAACACCTTTTAAACTTACAGCATGCACTTCATTCCACTTTAACGAAGTAGACCCTAAATTAAATCCGTTGCTACCTGTACTGTTAATAGCAGGCACTAATCCTATATTTGAAATTGTGGCAATTCTATTTGAAGTTCCTGTGCTATCAGTTGCTTTAAATCTAATTTCATTATTTACACCAATGATATTTTCAATTACACCCATATTGCCTTGTTCGATATAAATTCGTAAATCTAACGAATCTCCTATCGTTATACCTGCATCTGGAAAATTTACTGCAGAATTAAAAGTAGGATCTACTTGTGTAATATACTGATCCGCATCAATACCTCCTAATTTTGCTGCATTTGATGCAGTTCCCCAAAACCACCAGTCTGGCGGAGTAGTAACTCCATTTGTTGCTAACTTAGTGTTAATTAATGTTAGACCTTTTTTAATTCTATCAAAACCAGGTATTGGATTTACATCACTTAAATCAAATTCGTTAGCACTAATAATGTATATAACTTCGTCATTAATTACTGCAGTAATAATACTTCGGGTATTTCCCGCAGTATCGATTACTTCTCTACTTTGCATTTGAGTAATGCCTTCGCCTGTGCTTTGAGGTCCGATTAATATAAAAGTAGATCCATTATAAACATAAAGTTGATTATTAGCATCATCCCACCAAAAATCACCTGTAACTAAACCTGAAGGCTCGTCAGTACCGACTTCTGCCCCACCAGTTGTTCTCCATTTATACCCATCGTAAAATTTTAATTTACTGTTTGAGCTGTCAAACCAAAGCTGACCGCTTAATGGCCTAGGTGGCTCTTGCGATCCTGAAAAGTTTTCCAATAAAAATAAAAAATTCTCATTTTGTATTTCACCATATCCTGAATAATTTTTACCAATAAAAATTAAATCAGTTGACTGGTCTACTTGTCCATCTTCGACAGTAGTTAGTAATGTGTTATTATATCGATTAATTTGATAAGCCATGTGACAAAACCCCTAGTATTATATTTTATTTATCCGAAATGCGCGATTTAAAACTGCACTTAGTAGTTTGTCGTTGATACATAATTCCATCCAATGCCATCTGATTGAAATACCATTAATGCTCTATTTAATAGCATATTAATAACACCACCTGCTAATGAAAATGAAATATCTTGAACTACTGACTCATTTAATGTTCCGTTTGAATCTACTGCAATATAACTAACATCTTTAGCAGAATCAATGTCAATTCCTGAAAATTCTACATTAGTATATGATGTTGTATGTATTCTAGCTATTTTTCCAGATACTGTATCAGATGCAGGATATAAATCATTTAAGTACCCTACAACCGTATCAATTAACTCTGCACCTACTCCTAACCCAGTAATATCCATACTAAACACAATCGGTTCTTGCAATACTCTAGTTTCGACATATCGTTTATTAGTAGCATCTTGATCGTTTATTGGATCACTTAACCCAGTAATCTTGTGGTTTCCTACGATTTCAATATCGCCTTGTGGAATTAAATTTATACCACTTAAACCTTGCAGAGATAACTGAACTGAACTTACAATAGCATTATTATCAATATTAATAGCATCAACATTTAAATATTGCAATGTTCCTATTGTAATTAAATCGTTTGCATACAAAATGTTTGATAAACTAGTATTAGTAAGTTTATCTACTCCGCCAATTTTAATAGAAGTTGCAGTATTTGATAAGTCTATATTAACAGTTGACGTCCATGAATTAGTTGAGTTTTTCCAAGTAAACGACTTATCACCGCTAGTTGACCGTAAAATAATACCCCCATCGTCGACCATTAAATTGTCACCGACAGGACCTGAACTTGAATTTGCTAATTCTATATTTTTATCTTCAACCGACAGCGTGGAAACATCGACATTTACAGTATCTCCCTCTACAATCATGTTACCTTTAACCCTAATATCGCCATTTATGTCTAACGTATATAAGGGATTAGATTCAAAAATTCCAATAGATGCGGTGTTTGATTTAACATAAATTGCATCTTTTATTAATGAACCATACGCAGATGATCGTACTCGAATACTTAGATCTTGATCGTTGATTTGATTTTCAATATAGAATCTATCGTTAACTATTTTTTGTACATTATTACTAACTAGACCAATACTTAAACCACCAGAATTTTGTATAAACAATTTTCCAGTAGTATATCCGTCTGAGTCTGATGGTAAAAACTGATCAGGAGTCCTAATGCCGCCATTTTCAGTTGATAATGAATATGCAGATTCTGCATAACCTAAAATAGTAAATGTTTGTTTATCTACTACATTAATTCCTTTATATATAATAGCATCTGGATTTTGTTCAGTAATAAGTGAAGGGATCCGCAAGTCAGGCCTTGGAGTAAATTCTACGTTACTAATCACAGCAACTACTTCGTTGTTAATAAATAATTTTAATATAGTTTTGGATGCTCCTTGATAATCAATGATAGTAGCAACTTCAAATCCTGTTTTACCTTGCCCGGCAGTATACTGCGGTCCTATTAAAATTAAATCTGACCCATCAAACGCATAAAGTTGATTATTTCTATTGTCAATCCAAAAATCACCTGCAACCATATCTGGAACTGAACCTTGAACATAAGATCCACCGGACGACTTCCAATTAGTACCATTAAAAATCTTTAATCTATTTTCCCTAGTATCCCACCAAATTTGACCAGTAACTGGATTTGATGGGGCTGCAGTATTAGCGAAATTTTCCAACAATTTAATGAAATTCTCATTTATAAATTCACCATATCCAGTGTAATTCTTACCTACTAATACTAAATTTGTACTGTCTTTATCAACTTGTCCGTCTACTAATTCTGTTAACAAACTTCCATCAGTTTTGTTTAATTGATAACTCATGTTTTATAATCCTGTGTAAATAATGTAGCTCAATGCTAAATACGGGTTCATTATATCAACCGGTTGTCCGACTACATCTGCTTTTACTTTTCCGCTAGTAGTTAACCCGTGACTACCTCCTGCACCGGACTCGAACGGTAATTGAAGTACTTCATCATCGACAGGTTCTCCTGCACCTACCTTTACTGCATAATATTGCGATCCTGTAATATCTTCTAAACTATGAGTATGCTCTGGTAAATTTGAAGTTTGTATTGTTTTTGAATTAGCCCCTGCTGCTCCGCCTAATGTGTTTGCTTGAAAGTCTGTAATTCTATTTGCACTAGTATTACCTAAGTTGTCTAATCCTAGTGGAAATCTACCTCTCATATCAGGTAGTGCAAATAAATTAACTCCAAAATCGGAAATTAGCGAAGGGTCTTTAAAAGTATGACCAATTGTTGCCCATAGAATGTTGTATTCAGTTTTACTAATTTCTGCACCATTACAAAATAGCCACCCTTCCGGCGGTGTTGAGCCACCATACGGTAATATTACCCCTGCAGGTGTTAATCGAAGAGATTTTAAAAAGTTTCGTTTAGAAATTTTATAAACACCTGTTTCTCCAGTAATTGCATTTAATATAATCTCATCAGAGTCGTCTGCATTACTAATTGAATCTTTATTTGATATAAAACTGTTTGCAATTTTAATATTAAACGATTTATTGCTACCTCCAGTTTGTCCATCGAACTCAAAACTTGATGGTGACACATCACCTGCAATTGAAAATGTAGTTACACTAGTTAATTTGTCAGCAGATCCTGCTCTGCCGCTAACAGATCCTGTAACATTTCCCTGTAAGTTTCCAAAAAAAGTTGTTGCATGTACTTGAGCAAATTTGTTTTCAGAACTGCCAATAATTCGTTCTGCTGCTAAATCAGGTTGGATATTAGTTGTTACAGTAGACCCTAATACATTTAAGTTTCCACCAAGCGTAGTATTCAACGCAACTGCTAACCCTCCACTAGTGATTATTGACCCTGAAGAAATATCATTACTATCAGCCGTACTAAAAACTTCTAAAATTCCAGATCCAGGTTCGTCATTTTTAGGAGAAATAATAACATTACCGTATACATCTAAACTTTCATTAGGTGCAGGATTATTAATTCCAACTCTTTGGTTAGAATCAACTGTTAATATTGTTTTTATAATACCTGCTGATCGTAACCTAAAATCTATCTTAGACCCACTGGTATTATGTTGTATTACACCAATCTCTCCATCAATGCTAGTTGATAACTGATTATTATTGCCTACATAAATGCCATTATTATTTTTAATTCTTAATTCGTAATTAGTAGTTGAAATTTTATCGCTTCTTAAAAAGTTGCCAGAAGGCACTACATCCGATCCTACAATTAAGTTTTCAGCTTTTTCTGCAATACCATTATATTTTAACGATTGGTTGTTAATTGTTAATGTACTTAAATTAACTCCTGCTTTAATTCCTGATCTAAATCCATTAATTGTGACTTTTGGAACAAATGCATCTGGACTAATAATTATTAGAGGTACATTTTCAACCTTTAACGATAATATTACATAAGAAATGTTTTCAATACTTACTACAGTTTCTGCTTCTAAGCCGGATAATAGTCCATCTGAATACGAAGGACCGATTAAAATCCAAGAACTACCAGTAAACATGTACAACTGCTGACGGTCTGTATTAACCCATAAATCACCTGCTGCACTATTTGATACTTCTGGCTGTAATTTTGATTTTTTCAATCCACCTGCAGATGTCCATGTAGTACCATCGTATACTTTTAATTGATCTACACCGATAGACGTATCATACCAAAGTTGCCCTTCAACAGGTCGAGTTGGAGAAGTATCATTTGCAAAATTTTCCAATAAATGTAGAAAATTTTCTGATATAACTTGCCCGTACGACGAAGTGTATCTACCTGGAAATGCAATAGTTGTTTCATTATTAATTGTATTATCTTCAACTACTATCTCTCCTTTATTTGTAGAATCTGTATAATTAATAGAGTATGACATAAGTTACCCCGCTAAACTTTGAACACGTACAGTGTAGTCAATTGCAATCAAACGATTTAATGCTTTTTGTACAGGATGAAATATAACATGAGTTATTAATCGACCTGTTCCCGATGCGTTGTAACTTCTAAGACCTAACTCGTCAAAAACATAAGCATCAGTATAGCTCGATGCAGTATCAAATGCTTGTTGCCCGTCTGGCTCTCCAAAATCTAACAAGCACTTAACTAAAATGTCTGTGTAATTAGTACCACTTGCGTGTCTAACTTCTATATTATTTCTTGCAGGATCTGTATTATTAATAGATCGATCATCTACTACTTTTGTATATGTTTGGTTATACAAACTTGCATTTGTTCCTGTAGAATTTGGAGTTAAATATGTAATAATTCCTGTAGGATCTACCGAAGTGCCACCGTTTCCAAAACTCATTTCATAAATGTATCCTTGTCCTGCATTACTCAAACTTTCAGCTAATGCAATACTCATATTTTCGTAATGTATGCTGTTATCTTTATCAATAAAAATTTCATCTGTTTCAGGATCAAATATTTTAATGTGTCCTTTAACAAGTGCTTTAAGATCGCTCTTCACTAGTTAGATCCTCCTAAGTTGTGTTGCTGTTTCATTTTAATTTCCAAATTTTTTAGACATATTGTATTTATTCGCATCTTCAGTTACCTTGTTAGAAACTGCTTAATGGTTAAATTAGTGTTATTATCTACATTCCCAGATAAGTTCCAAACTTGTCCAATTTTCTTAGTAACAGTAACTGTTACCCCTTCTGGAGGATTATTAGTTAATATGACTGTTTTTAAGTCATTACTTATTGAAAATTCTGCAGGAAGAATGATATCTGCTTCTGTACTATCTAATCCTTTAGTTATATCGTATTTTGCAATCTCATTCTTTCTTAATCTAGTACCTCCTACAAATACCTCCACTTCATTCACATTGTTTACATTAAATTGTAATTCATACTGTGTTTGTTCGCTAGATACATTTTTAAAATTTTGTGTTAACATTGTATCTTTATAAGGTATAGTTTTACTAAAATCGTAACTAACTACTTCAGTTAATGCTGCATGTGTTTCTGGAATACCAGTTCCTAATGTTCCCCTACGAAGCTGACGTAACATATTATCTTCTTTTATAAAATATTCAATACGTTCACCGTTTATAAAAATAATACCCGGTAAGTTGCGTTTT